CTATATTGTTGGATTGATTATTTTGGTTTTTCGTATGTAACGTTTTGTCATCTGAGCTGACGTATGTCCAAGCTGTTGGCGTGCTTCATCCTCGTTTGTTTGCAAGAATTTATCCGTACCGGCTTTGGCTCGAATATCTCTAAATTGGAACTCTTTAATATCTTTTTCCATTTCGGGATATAGCTCAATTGCTCTTTTTCTTAATTTGTAAAACCAACCAGTGACAACGCCACGACTTAATGGTCTGTTTAGTTTATTTTTAAATAAATATCCATCTCCTTTCAATCTATTTAGTATTTCTTCTAATTTACCTTTAATTGCCATTCTAATTTTATTTCCTGTTTTTTCTTGAACGATGTAAAGAACGCCATCAATAATTTGATTTGAGTGAATTTTTACAACATCCACTGGTCTTTGTGCGGTTAAATATGCAACATCCATCAAATCTTTCTCTACTTGATTTCCTAGTTCGTGAAATATTTTGAAGATGTGATCTTCAACATAAACATTTCTTTTTTTCAGTTTGAATTTTTCAATTCCTTCACTTGGACAGGCTAAACTTGTATATCCCCAAGCTCTAGCTTTATTCCAAATAGCGTGAAATAAAGAAATTTCCATATTGGCTGATGTTGGCTTGTTTTTTCTCCACTCTAGATACATTCTGATATGTTTGGGCTCAATTTGAGTTAATTTTGCAGGAGGGTTGCAGAAAAACATTTTGAGGAATTTTATTGCAGTCTTGTATTGTTTTTGTGTGTTTTTAGATTTCTCACTTGTCATCAATTCTTCAGACTCATACCTGGCAAAAACATCCGCTATTGTAATAATAGTTTTATTGACGCCTCGACCCAAATTCAATTTTGCCGTTTCAAGAATTGCTACTTGCTTATCTGTTCCAAGGCCTTTTTCTTTTCCGTCAGCCATAACGTAGTAATAATATGTGACTTTTCTTCCGCTCGCACGTGTACGAGTACGGCAAAGTAGGTTTTGTGGTAAGCCTTGATTTTCTCTTTTGCGCGGACGAGCCATATAAACCTCCTATGTTAATACTGCCGGTACCCAAGATTCTTCAGCAGGCGATTCAGGTAGTTTTATTTTTTGAGATTTTGTTTTCTCATAGTCTCTGCGAACAATAGGGTAGCCGTGGGCATTTTCTTTGAAGGGGATACCCATAGCATTGAGTTGCTCAATAATGAGTAATTTATTCTTTCTTCCCGTTAGAAACTCAATTTCAGGCTTGGAAAGAAAGTCTTTGTAGATATTAATTTCCATATTTCCTCCATCATTTCAAAATATCCGGTACCTCAACAACTTTTAGTTGCTGAGGTGTTACATCTTTGTATTTAAGCCAATACTGGACGATTTCCAATGCTTCGCCTTCTGTTACGGTATGTTTTGATTCCCTTACAACATCCCACTCTCTTCTAAATTGGCACTCAAGCACGATATATCGTTTTCCGTTCATGACTTGTAATTCTTGTCTAAACATCTTTAACTCCACGTGAGGTTAGCCAAATTTTTACTAGGAAAAAGAATTCATCTTCACTATCTCGTGCTTTTACCCATCTAGAGTAAATTTGATCTAAGTAGATCGTAAATAGTCCGGATATTATTACGCTGTCTATTAAATTCCAGTTCATAGTTTTAGCCTCAATAAAAAAACCTAGCTTTCGCTAGGCTGTGTTTAATCTTGCTCTGGCCAGTTCAAAATAATGTGAATTTATTTCAAATCCTACACAATTATAGCCAAGTTCTTTACAGGCAATTAAACTACTTCCGCTACCCACATGGGTATCTAGGATAAGTTGTCCAGGAATGGCATATTTCTGCAGTAACCATTTGTACTGATTAACGGGCTTTTGCGTAGGGTGAATACGTTTCTCATTAAGTTTTTTGTTTCCCCGTGCAATATGACCTTCTTCAATACTCTTGCCTTGTAACATGCCGTTCCACATATACCTAAATTGACGGACGCTGTTATGCAAACTGCAGTACGCAATCTCACAATCGCTGAATGTACTTTTGCCGTTTACCTTGTCCCAGATAATACGTCCAGGGCCAAATGAATAATTATTGAAATAATTCACTCCCCAGATAATCTGATGTTTGCTTACTCTAAATAGCTCATTAAAATATTCTTCGGTGGGTAAGTTCCAAGTGTCTGTTCTTGCATATAAGCACTGAACACCTATGGGGCTGATCTTTTTTCCGTAGAATTGTCGTCTTTCTGGTCCGGAAAAATAGGGTGGATCGACAATGGCTAAATCAAAGTGCTTATCAGGATATGTTTTCATTCCTTCAATGCAATCTTGGTTTCTGAAATCAATCATTTTTTTCTCCATAAAAAACCGCTCACATTTCTGTAAGCGGTCGGTTAGTCTCTCATTGTTGATAAACAAACTCCGTTGTTAATCAAAAACAACGGAATTTGATTGGCAAATCAGGGATTAATCAACGATGGCGACTTTGAGTTTGCCACTCAAAGCATCGCACCAAAGTTGAGCGTGTTCTTCTGTTGCAAATAACTGCTTATTTTGTAAACGTAATTTAACATCTAAATCATTAAAATTTTTTGAAGAATAATAAGCTGGGAAAAGACAGCTAGGCATAGATCCAACAAACCAAGCCTTTTCTAAATCCCCGAACTCCGTAATTGGTTTCGGCAATTCTTTATATTGAGCTTGTGCGTTAGCTTGTGCGTTTTCAGGCTCTTTCCACATTCCGATAATATCAAATTGTGTATCTGCTGCTCGACTATGACTCCCATCTAATTCCCACGAACAAGGTGAACTATGGTCAAAATACCCGATAAGCGTGTCATCAATTTGTTTAAGAATGTAACCTTTAAGACCGTTTTTTAATAATATAGGCTCTCCCACCAATGCACGTTCAAGATTAAATGGTTCTTCCCATAATCCAACAATATCCAGCCCGCTATCTTCATTTTCATAGAGAGTAAAATTTGACCGCAAAGGTTGATACTCATCATGTCCATTGACCTCAACTAAACACAGAATGGAGTATGGAGGTTTATGATTTGTACTAACAATTCTTACTCTCTGCCCTTGTCTGTTTATACCATAAGCACCTTTCTTCAATGCTTCAATTTCTTTTTCACTTAACATAATTTTTTACCCAAGATATTTACCAATTCATAATACAAGCACACTCAACCCCAAGTTGTCTTATTGCCATAAGACTAATTTCATAAGATAAAGTGTTATCATCACCCTCATCGCAATAAATAATAAAAACTCCACTGCCGTCTTGATCTAGCGAATAACTGACAGACCAACATTTAAAATCAGCAACATTAATATTTGATTTATACAATAATGATGATTTATCTTTTTTGTTTCTCTTTATCCAAGCATTGACGACTTCTTGTATTTCATTACAAGTTTTTATGCAATCATTCTTGAAGTCTTCAACTGCCTCTTCTTTTGTTTGTACTATATTCATAGCTTTAACCTTCTTTTGGTGGTTGTGGCAAAGGTTGCCAGTGGGTTATTTTCGTGCACTCTCCGTTAAATCCATAAAACCGATTACCTTGAATCATATAAGCTAATACATAAGTTTCATCATCATCGGGCTCATCAATACCAAAACACATCACAACATCGCTGCGTTCAACTCCGTTATGATCGAATACTTTTGGCAATTCTTCCGAACACTTAATCCAACCGTTGTTTTCTTTAGTCATTTTGTAAATCCTCCTCTTTAACAAACACCCCATCAATCATTTTTCCTTTACGGTCTTTGATTTGGTTGTAGGCGAGCTGAATGCAATCAGTTATATTTAAATCAAGACGAATTGAAAGGATATTTAATGCACCAATAACACTCACTAAACTTTCAAGTACCTCATCACTATCAAGCATTACAATAGAGCGAGATAACCTGCCGAGGCTGGAGGAAGCAAGAAGAAGGTCTGTTTCTAATAAAAAACGAGAAGTAGAATCAACATTTTTTGCTATTTCGCAAGATTTGATAATGGCATCATAAAATGGACTTGGTTCGAAAGTTTGTTTGCTAAGAATAATTAGCACAACGGCACAATCCCCGATACTATCCTCAATCACTTCCAGCTTATTCTTTGCGATTCCGCTGCATAGCTCACCAAATTCTTCCATCAGTTTTAGCATTTGCTTTTGTGGAGTAGAGCCTTCAATCAAATTTCGCTCTTCTGCCCATTGTTCTATGTTTTTGATTAACTCTTGCATTTTCTTCCTCTCTTTTGTTTTTTAAAAAGTCCGTTCGATTTTATGTAATGGAGCCATTCTTCCGTCGTAGTCGTTACCTAAATCAAAGTGCCATGCCAAGCTGATAAATACCAACGTCACCAGTGCGATTCTTATTCTCTTAGTGTTCATCTTTTATCCCTTTTGCTGAATTTTGGGTGTAGAAAACCGCCACACGATTTTCACGGGGGAAAGTGCGGTCGGTTTTAATTAAGTTTTAGAATAAGTGGACTAATCGGCTACTTCGGATGATGGCGTTCGGGTGTCGCACATTGTAGATAATGCGGTTCCAGCCGTTGCCGTGCGTAATATCTTGATTAAATTCAGCGGTTATCCGTTGCAAGGTTGGTAAGAGCTCTTGCGGTATATTCCGATAACGTTCATTCATCTGACGTATTGCTCTTGCGTAGTCACCGCCAAAAGCACCAAGTAAATTTGCCAGTTTATCGGTTAGTTCAATGTAGTTGCGTAAGCCATACCACGCCCAGCAGAAATCTTGCATTTCTTTTTCGGTTAGTTCACGTTGATACATTTTCGGTGGCTCGGGTAGGGCAAGTTGTTTTGGCTCGTTCCGGTGCATTGCTAAAAATGCCCGTAGTACGACTAAATGAAATTTTGGGCTAATCCAAGTTGCATAGGCTAAAACGAGTTCTTCGCAAACATAAGTACCACGATCTTTACCGCCATTTATCACTTTTATTGCACTCTGTAAATTTTCAGAGTTGATTTCAGTAATTAATTCTTGAGTTGTATCAAGACGGACAAAATTTGAGGGTTTATGTTTATCTTTTCCACCACTTGCTTGATGAAGATCATTTAAAGAAAAAAGATTTTCGTACGGACGAATATTTTGATTAAGAATGGTTAAGTTTGACATTTTTATGCCCTTTCTGAAGATTTAAGTAATATCCAATCATTAAGTTAGGTGATCGGGGTTCAACTTACCGCTTCAGACGGCGGAGCTTATTCAGATGTATTGTATATCGCTCTCTCGCCCCGATCTTAGATCTTCACTTCTCAGATATGAGAAGTGTGAATTTTAGGCATAAAAAAACCGCTATGCTGTCGGGTGCGGAAAACCGCTGAAGAAGTAAGTGCGGTTATCTTAATCCGAGTTAGAGCGGTTTGTCAAATAAAAAAGCCCACAAATAATTTGTAGGCTTTCTTGAAATTTCTCTTGTTTTGTATGTAAACATACAATATAATAACCTCACTTTCAAGGGGCAATCTTGAAAGTGAGCGTAAGGCTTAAACCTTACAACGAAGAGGATAATAAAATGTTGAAGTACATTATCCTAGTTATCGTTTTATTACTCTGGTCTTTGCCAGTTTACTAATCCGATAACTTACTGGGGAGCTGCAACTCCCCAGTTCTTCAAAATCATAAGGAATTATTATGGCTCTGTCAAGAACTGAAATTAACGCCCGCAGTGAGGCAAAACGTGGGATTGTGACGAAAGCGTTTAAAATCCCTCAAAGTGTATCACAAGATATTGATGAGTTGGCAATCGCTCTTGGTATCTCAAAAGGTAAAGTCCTTCAGCAAGCGGTGGAATTACTTAAACAATCTCAAAAAGGGGCGTAATGCCCTTTTTTAATCCGAAAGGGCAGTGGGTGTCAAATTTTTACAAAACAAAACCACTTATTAAAATGTGAGATATGCCTCAAAATTAAAATGATTTTGTTGAAGATGAAAATCGCTGTGCTATTCTTTTGATCGCCTTTGCTAACCACGAGGTATCTTTTACTGGAATGTGAATTGATTGCGTAATTTCGCCTTCGTAGGTTGCTTGGGAAACTGCCTTTATTTTTTCTTTGGCTTGCTTTGGCGTATCGGCAAAGATATTGATAACCCAAGTTTGACCCTCAAAATGATAAGTAAAGGTATATTCTTTCATTTGGTGCATAAGGAGCTCCTATGTATTTTGAAATTTATAAAGATGCGAAAGGTGAATTTCGCTGGAGATTGAAAGCAGGTAATCACCAATCTATAGCGACAAGTGGTGAAGGCTATACAACAAAGCAAAGTTGCCAACACGCCATTGGCGTTATTAAAACTGTAAATGAACAAACAGAAGTTAAAGACTTGACTGTTGCTTAAAATTTAGCCCTGTAATAACAGGGCTTTTATAAAATGAAACTGTGCATAAGAGCGGTTCGGTTAATTGCGGTTTGTATCAACAACCGGCAACTCAACAAACGCATTGAGCGGTTGTGGTGTCGGTTGGTGTTGATTGCGGCGGACTTCTATCCAATCCAACAATTCTTTAAATTCATCATAATATCGGGCTTGTCTTGTCGCCTGTTTAATAATGAATTCTCGTTGTTCGCTGTCTAAAAGTAGCCAATATTTTTTGACTTGCTCAATAGCTCTCAGTCGTTCGTCCGCTGAATTGGCGTTAAAATTGTCATAAACATATTTACCAAACAATTCATCGAAAAACGAATAGGCAATGCTGATATAGATTTCGTTCATTTTGTTTACCTATAAAAAGCCACTATGATGTGGCTTTGGTTATTTATCTAAAATTTTAATGCGTCTTTGAGTGCATCAACCGCATTATCTAACTCAGTCATCACGTCAAGTTGCTGTTCTAGAAGCCGGTTATATTTTCCTTTAGCTTGGCAGACGGCAAGAATGAGGGGATTGAGTGTTTTTCGGATTTGATCGCCATTTTTAATTTCATCTTTCTTAGCCTGAGAGAGTTCAAGAAGTTGTTTTGCCATTGCTTCAAGTTCTTCAGGGGTTTTTGCGGTCAATTCTTTATTATTCATTTCTGTTTCCTTATTTTGAATTTTAGATGTTGAAGTGTAGATATCTTGTTCTTGGGCAATGCAATTGCTGAGAAATAATTTGCAATTATCAATACGCATATTGCCTTGCCGAACAATTTTGATAAGGTTTAAATCCTCCAAGATTAGAACGATTTTAGACCTATCTTTTTTAGAGATACTATTTAACTCAGGATTTTTTCGTATAGCCTCAGCCAGTGTAATGCCATCATGTTTAACTAAAACAATCATTGAGAATAATGACTTACCGTAATACTTTAGGTGGTTTGGCAAGCGAGAGTTAATATTCTTGATGGCCTCTTCTATGCCGCCTGTAATCACATACAAATCCTGCGTTGGCGTTAAACCTAAAGCGACATTCGTCACTGCATTATCACCATACAATTCTAATGCTTTATTATCCCTCACCCGTGCCGCCTCATATTTGTCATCAAATAAACCTAATTGAATATCGACACCTTGATGTTTTATGACGGCTCGCCATTTATTTGTGCCTTTATCTTGGCGAACACCAAGTAATTTTGAAGGGCTACTTTCAGCAACATTGAGTAAGTGTTTTTCAGCATCTTCAGAAAGAGGAAATGTAGTAAAGGGGCTTTTTCTCATATTTTCTCCTATGTTTTCCCCTGTGTTATTTGGATAAAAAAAGCCCACGGAAGTGGGCGTTGTAATTTAGAATGGAATATCATCGTCAAATCCGCTGTTATCTTGCATTTCTGCTTGTGCGCTAAGTGGATCGACTTGTTTTTGTTGCACCGGTTTTCCTTGTGGCTCTTGCGCCCAATTATTATTGCCTTGTGTACTGCCTAACATCTGCATTTGGTCGGCAATAATTTCGGTTGTGTAGCGGTCTGTGCCGTCTTGTGCCTGCCATTTTCGGGTACGGAGCTTGCCCTCAATGTAGACTTGCGAACCTTTTTTAAGGTATTGCGCCATAATTTCGGCAAGTTTTCGATAGGCGATAATGCTATGCCATTCTGTCAGTTCCCGCTTTTCACCGGATTGCTTATCTGTCCAACTTTCGCTTGTTGCCACGCTGATTTTGGCGGCTGTGTCACCATTTGGCATTGTGCGAACATCGGGATCGTTTCCTAAGCGGCCCACAATAATGACTTTATTTACTCCTGCCATTTCATTCTTCTCCTTTTTCTAAGGTTTGCTTCTTGGTTTCAATGGCTTGTTTCAGTTCTTCTGCAAGTGGTGGATAATTCGCAAATTTTTCTTCAATGTATTTTTCAGCTTCAATGAGTTGCTCAATACTTTCTGCGGTGTTGATCCGTTCAAGCACCTTGTCTTTATGAGCTTCGGCTTTTTTGCGTTTTTGTTCTTCCACATCAACGCCACTTTCCAACCATTCGTTGAGCTTTTGTCCAATTTCAGGAGATAAGCGGAAAGGTGTACAGTTCGGCGGGAATAAACCGGTACGGTCTTTGCTTGGCTGCGCAAAATTTCCATCGTGAACTAAATCTAATACGGTGGTAAATTCGTATTCAATACCATCATTTTGTTCAGCCTTCATTCCTAACTTTTGCACCTGCTTACGCCCATTTACTTCCACTTGAGCGGTTTCTGTTTTGCTACGCATTGTTACGATAACGTGAGCGGGGCAAGCGAGTAAATCATCAATTAGGGCCCGGTGGCGTGCTTTAGTTTCGCTCCACGCACTCCAAGTATTCCCTTTGAATTTCGCTTTAGCGATGTCATCGTTTAACTCCAAACAACCACCTGCCCCAGACCATTCGTGAGTAATGCTATCGATAATAACCACGTTATACCCACCTTCTATGGCTAACTTAACCGCTTGGCGGTAGCGTTCAGGCGAATAAGGCGGTGCTAAATCTAAGGTATCAAATTCAGCAATATCAGAATAAAGTGAGGCACTGCCTTTTTCGGTATCAATTACGGCGATGTTGCCACCAAGCCCTTTGGCAACAAGTAAGGCACCGTAGGTTTTTCCTGAGCCACTTGGCCCGGTTAAAGCCAATCGAAGTTTTGATTTTTTGCGTTCTGCTTTGGTAAATTGCATTTCAATTACTCCATAAAATTCATTCGCTTATAAACTTGTCGCACCCGTTCAACATCTTTGGCGCAATATTCGGCGACTTCAGCAATTCGCCCTGCTTGGACGTATTCCCACACTTTCGAACCATCAATCTCGCCTTTTTGCTCAATACCTAGCACTTGGCATAATTTATCCAGTGACGGGTATTTGTTTTTGTCATAACCGCACCATTCCAACATCGTGTCGTAAGTGTTGCGTTTATCAAGGCAATAATAGGGCTTGATACCGTTGATAATGTGCCGTTGTTGCAAAAATAATCCGTCAAATTTGGCGAGGTTATGCCCGATAAAAAGCGGTACGGTTTTAGATTTATTTACCATTTCTTTTAAGTAAGCATTAAAACGGCTCAATATATCGCTTTCACGATCGGGCAATTGCCAATCTTCCCGATAAAAGGTCACAACCGGTTCATCATTAATGGTTACTCCTATCACAGCGATTTCACCAAATGTGCCATCAAGGGCTGTTTTATGCACTGCTTCCGCCTGATTTTCGGCTAACCATTTTTCAATGGTTTCCGCATTTTTGTAATTCGCCGGGGCTTTTAAATTTTCGCAAACATAGGTTTGGTGTTGTTTGTTTTGGGTTGGAATGGTTTCGATGTCTAAGTAAATGTTCATTTTGATTTTCCTTGCGGTTTAGCCATAAATAATCTGTATTATCAGTGCGGACGGTGCCGGTTTGTATATCTTCCCATTCGGGCTGTTTATCTACATCAAGCATTGTTACCCCCTACCAAAGCATTGTGATGCCCAGTAATCGCAATCGCCGTCTTCCGGCTCTCGCCAATCTTCTTCCGGCTCGTCAGGCTCATACGCGCCCGAACCTTTGGCAAGGTAGTCATAATAATCGTGGTCGCTGTCAAAATTGTGTGGGTTCATTTTGCTTGCTCCTGTGTGGCTTTCACCATCTCTGCCAACATCGCAAACATTGCCGGTTCAAGTACAATAGTGCGTGCGCTTGCACGGCGGTCTAAATGGAGGCGGAGGGTGCCGTGTTTATCCACGAGATAGCCGGTTAAACCATAAGGTGTGAATGGCTTGCGATGCGGTCGCTTGTTTTTTTTTCGGTATTGGATCTTGTGCGTTATCAGGTTTAGTCGGATTGGTCTCGTTGAGATGGACGATTTTTGCCCGCTTTCCGGTCAATTCAAAATAAACGGTCTCGCCATTGGCGGGTAGCCTTGGTAGGGAAAGTCCTTTTTCCATTTCGTATCGCCGAATTTGTTCATTGAGACCTCGGATACAATTCACTTTGTTGGCGAAATTGACGGTAGAGAGCTGAATTTGATTATTCAAAACCATCTCTGCTTTATATTGGCGTGGATTGGGTTGAAGTAGACGAAGTTGATTTTGCATTGTTTGCTCCTTAGGGTTTAAAAGTGCGGTCAATTTCTGCTTGTTTTTGTGCGGTGTAGTGGAGGAGTTCCTGTTCCGCCTGTGGGGTTAAATTGGGCTGCCAATCGCCGTTTTCTTCACGCCAAAGTTTTCGGGCTTCGGCTTGGGCTTGTTGGCTGATTTGTTCGCTGACTTCGTTATTGTGCCAGTCGGTTGGGTTTCCCCACGCTTGAGAGACACTAAGAATAGCAATCAATACGATTGCGGTGGCGAGTAAAACAAGTGCTCCTTTGCCAAGAAAGGCGAGAAATTCAAAGATTGATTTGTGCATAGTGGTTTCCTTTTTCGGTGGTTCGTTAAGAAATACGGTGCGAGAGCGCATAGCGGTTTGGTTTTGTTGGCTACATTTTCTTTGGTTTTGACGTTTCTTTCGTTTCTTCATTTTTTGTTTCCTTTTTAGTCGATTTGCTGAATTTAGGGTGCAAGAAACCGCCACACTGTTTTCACGGGGAAAAGTGCGGTCGGTTTCGATTACGTTTTAGTAGATTTTATTTAGCTCGCCTTTGCGGAGTTCGTGTAGCACTCTGTGCCAATTTTCTTCAAGGTAAATACCTTGCTCTTTGATTTCGGCAGTGGGGCGAAGGAGAATTTCTCTGGCACTTTCAACTGTTCGGCGATATTCAACCGAACAGGAATGGGCTGCTCCCGCATAGCGTGAACCAAGCATATCTAATGCGGGCTCAATGAGTTTGAGTAGATTGCGCATTACTTCTGCCGCTTTCCATAACCAACAAAGATCGCATAATTCCTGTTCGGTGAGATTAAGGGTAAATGTGCGTTCGGGCGTTGGCAGGGCAAGTTGTTTCGGCTCGGCGGTTTCTTTGTCTAGAATATCTAGCACCCATTTGCGGAAGTCTTTGGCGACTTTGGTGTGGCTGAGCATTCCGATAAGGTGGCAACCTCTAAGGCTGAAAATTCGTACTTTTTGAATGCCGCCGTTTGTCCGCATATCAATTAGTGCGGTCATATTTGGGGTGAATTCGTCTTGGTGGCGGTCGTAAAGTTTTGATACGTCGCCCAATGGATTACGATAGCCTAAAGCTGTTCCAATCTCACGAGCTGTAAAATAAGTTTGAGAATTATGGTTGATAACCGAAAGAGTAGTTGTTTGAAAAGTTAATGTAGTCATACGCTTGTTCTCATTTTGAATTTTAAAAACTCATCACAAGTAACGCCAATTACTGGTGATGAACTAGACAAGGTTGGCGTCCCGTTTGAACAAGCGGTTAAACTTACGGTGGTCTTTCGACCCCTCATCTAGCCCATCATTGACTACTTTTAAAAGGGGGTGGCAATTTGCCACTACCTTTGAAGGTTTGATTTGCTAGTTTTCGGCTATAAAAAAATCGCCGTATGGCGACTATTACTTCCGCCACTTGTTCATATTCAGGACGCCAATCCCGACTTTCTGTTGAAAGTGGGGTTAGTTTAGAATATTGGGCGGTAGGTGTCAATATCCTACATAATCCTACATACTAAAATCCTCTGATGTTGTGCTAGAATGTAAGTGCTTAATTTATATTCATCAACAAAAGAGGATTTTAGTATGTTTATCCAAGTAGAATTATTTTCATTAATAAAAAAATCTAGGCTGTATAAAGCCTTATTATTAATAATTGTAATTCTTTTCTCTATTATTGTAATGGTTTTGGCTTTTCTTGACTTAATGAAATTGTATAATAGATCGGCTTCTGAAATAGCTATTCTTACAGCTATTTCAATTTTTATAATAGCTATTTTAGCTACGATATTTAAATTTATTCTTAATTATTTAGATGTTAGTCGAGATGAAAATATTATTTCTGGGGAAGATATTGTGAATTCCTCTTCCGGATATGATTCAACACTTGAGCCAGAATTAAAAGTTGACTTAATTAAAGAGATAAAAGAAAAAATTCAAAACGAAGCAACAGATGATTATCTTGATGAAATAAGAGGGAAAATAAAATGTAAGGATATGTTGGAGTATAGTAAATTTCAATCAAATCAAACTTTTCTGAGAATTCAAAATGCCATAGCAGCACAGAATGCAAAGGCAAATTTTAATTTAGCATTAGGTGTTATTACTGCCGTTATTGGTATTGCTTTTTTAGTTTTCTTTATTCCTAATTATAATGAACCTACTTTTGACTTATCACAATTTTTATATGCTTTTCTACCAAGATTATCTATTGTGATTCTAATTGAAACATTTGCTTACTTTTTCCTTAAAATGTATAAATATAACTTAAATGAAATTAAGTATTTTCAAAATGAGGCAACAAGTATTGAACATAGGCTTCAGGGTTTGAATATCGCAATTCAATTAGATGGAAAGGAGAATATTGAAAATATTTTATTAGCCTTGACCTCTTTTGATAAAAATAAAGAGCAAAAAAATGAAATAACAGAAAATATGCCTTTGTCACTAGATTATTTGATTAAGATCGCTGAAGTTTTAAAAGATAATAAATCATGATTATTTTTTTCCATCCAAGTAATCTAGAATCCACTTAAAACAAAAAAGTGCAATACCAATATACACTAAGGAATAAATAAATGTTGAAAAACTCATAATAGTAAATTCTTTCAAAAAGCCCACTTAATTACAGTGGGCTATGTCATTTTTTTAAACTCTCACCAACTCCCGACAACCCATTTGTCGGCGCTCTTTGGCTCGAACCATATTTGATTTAACCTTGCCCTTCACACAGTTGTAATTGGCAATATCTACCAGCTTTTTCTCTCTGCCGGCAAGGCTAATCGCTTTTTCAACTCGGCTACCTTTAGGTTTTGCCATTAATGCACTTTGTTTTAATGCAATACGCTTAGCCCGCTTAAAGTTTTTTGCCGGATTTGTTTTTGTGATACTCATAGGTTCTCTCCTCCCTTATTTCAAACCGCATACAATGTGATAAATCCAATACTTTGTCATTTTGGTGTAACGTTGTTACCCTCAAATCAATTTCTTGATAGTTAAGAGAGTTTACGGTTTGAAATAAGTCTTGTTTTACTGCCGTTCAGCGTGGGGGTTATAACAAGCTAACCCAATTCCACTTAACCAATCTGTGTCGCTACCGTAGATTGCAGACTAAGTATGACAATCTCTTAATCTCTTACGGTGTTGATTTTTAAAGAGCAATCCACCGTCTCTGCTTGCTTTTGCTTTCAGTCTTTCGACTTGCTCGGGTGGTAAAGGCAGAACCTTTATTCAAGCCCTCCGTAAAGGGCTTGGTAAAAATTCTTAAGCGAGGGCTTGAGCGGTGATTTCAGCACAGGCTTTGATATTTTTCGTTAGCTCGTCCATAAATCCACGCTCTTGTTTTTGATATAGACGATATAACTCTTGAGTGCTTTTACCGCTTTTCAGCGCCATTAGCTTGATGCTTTCTACCAATGCCATTGAAAAGAAATTTTGGTTTTCAAGAAGTTGTTTAGCTGTCATGTTATTTCCTTAGTGGGGGTTTTGTTTTGATGGGTGTATAATATTAGAAATCTAATAATTAATCAACTAAAAAATATTCGATTTTTTAAAATTAAATATTCAATATCTAATAATTCATTGATTCTCAAAGAAAATATTTTTTAGAAATGCTGTTTGATTGCTTGTTTTTTGAACAGATTTAAGAAGGGAAAGAAAAGTGCGGTCAGTTTTTCGGTTATTTTCGTAGCGTCACGAAAATGGTGGGGGAGTTATAGATATGGAGTAAGGGATAAAGAAAACCGCACTTAGTGTGCGGCTTGGGTGATTTTTTTAGCTTGTTCTACTAAGTTGGTGAAAGGTACAGCACTCGCTAAGGCTGAAATAATTTGAATTTCTTCCTCGGCTTTTTGCTTAAATAAATCTTGACTATTACGATCATCAACAACAACAACAATTGTTCTATTATCAAGATCACTGCTACTGACTACGTCACCAATTTTTCTCATTGCTGCACCTACAGCTTGCGGCGTTGGCTGAATTGCCAAGAAAAGCTGATTATCTACGGCTAAATCAAATTTATATTCGTGACCTGATATGCCCTTGACCTGCGGTTTACGGCTAAAAGTAGATTGAGGTTTAAGCAGCCTTAGATAATTTTCCACATCTTGAGCAAGATTATTAACTTCATCTGTTACACCAAGCTGTTGATATTCGTAACTCTTGATAATGCTGAAGACGCTTAAATAATCTGAAATGGCGTAGGCTAAGTCACTTTCTTGTGTCAGCATATAAAGCTCGCCATCTTCTTCAACACAAACATTAGAGTGGGTGAAGTTAACTCTATCACGCAATGCGTTGACGGTAGATTTGGTAACAGGAAGCCCTTGGGTGTGAAGATGAAAAATGCTTTCGGCATCATCTGTAATCATAATTTGGTTCCCACAAGGCACAAGATAAAAACAAAAGGCACTCCCATCTATCCATCGGAAAGATGTGTGAATTGCAAGCCCCTTTTGACCGTCCACTGTATCGACTTCTCGACAAGTGAAAAGTGGGTGATTTGCTAGCCAATTACAGTTCATCATTATGTTCTACCAAAGAGTATTGTGGAAGGTTTCCGGTAAAATCAAGCTTTATTTTATTACAAAATAGTTTAAACCAATTTACAACATCATCAATAGGGTATTCTTGTACCAATTGTTGAAGTTTCTCACCGATATGCTCATGACAACCGTAAATATCTTCATCATTGTCGCGTGATGATTTGTTATCTTCGTGAGCTGCTTCAAGTTGATATGCTCGATATTTTACTCCATTTTTTTGTTGAAACAATGTCAATACTGTTTTTTCTCGTTTTATTCTTTTGGGTCTTTTGTAATCAAGTTGTACGTTTACGCCGATTAATGTCCCTTTAATTATTGGATCTCGCTCGTCGTAAGGAATGAATTGACAAGTGACATAATTACGGTTGTTAGCAGGTTTCCACTGTAAATCCTTATTGTAACTCTTAGGGATATCCATTAATGCTTTTGCCTCTGTATAAGGCAAACAGTTTAAATGATTTGATTTTATCATTAGATTTTTCTCTTTATTATTTTGAATTTCGCGAAATTTTATCTAAGTTACAACAGATTCATTTTATTCATAGTTACATTACCCCACAAAATTCAACTTCTGGCTTTGGTTTACTCTCATTACAACCCTTGTCTATGCGCTATTACTACCCTAAATAGTTAAGTCGTTGGCTTTGATGTATTCTCACTTTACCATGAATGAGCATTTCAGGTGCTTCTTCTGGCTTGATATACCAAGGCTTATATACATTATCGTTATCAGAAATAATGCAATAGTTACGTCCTGTTTTTTGTACACGCTTAACAAAAAGGGTGTTATCAAAGGTGAAAATATAAACACCGTCACCATCAAAATATTGAATGGATATATCCACAAAAAGCAGATCGCCATTGTTGAACGTTGGAAACATCGAATCCCCCTTCACATTGATGATTCGAATGTTTGCAGGGGTAATGCCGGGATAATATTTGTAAAATTGATCTGGTACAAATCTTAACTGTTTTACCACTTGAACCATATCACCATTCGTTGCACCATGACCGGCACTGGCTTCAATATCTAATACATCAAGCGTTATGTTATCTTCGTCATCTTCTGTTGTTGCATAAGTAGAAACATCTGTTGAACCCTCGAACGGCTCCCCAATCCCACTTTGTAACCATACTGGATTTACACCTAAAGCCATGGAAATTTCTAACAAGTTACGTGGCTTTTTAGTTACTCCACTTAATATATTACTCACTGTTGTTTGTGAAATATCAGCTTTTTCAGCCAGTTGTTCTTGTGTAATCCCTAGAATATCCATTCTTTGCTGCATTCTTTCTGCGATCGTAGTCATCTTTTACTCCTAATTTTTGTTAATTTTATTAGTTATCTAATCAAAAGCAATAAAGAAACCTTTTACAAACCTTTTGTTTTTATTTAAAATCAAATATTAGATACTAAATAAAAAAGGAAGGGTTAATGAATAAGGCTATTGAAAAAGCAATATCCATTTGTGGCACACAACAAGCATTAGCCGAGAAATGCGGGGTAAATCAATCTTCCGTTTCTTTTTGGTTAAATGGTGGAGGTATTACCGGAAAATCCATCAAACGAATTGTTGCCGCTACTAATAATCAAGTCAATGAAAGTGAAATCATTGCCGGAATTTCTGAAAGCTAATTTACCCGATTTCCCCCAAATGGAAACCATAAAAATAAAAGGAAATTTTATGCAGCAAAAGCCATTTAGCTACATACAAAAAGCCCTGCATACCCAAGCTAAAGGTCATCGGGCTATTTCAAATCTTGCCGTAGAAATCGGAAAGAACCCTACTCAGCTTGCCGCTGAGTTAGATCCAACTAATGAGCGTAACAAACTAGGCTTTCTTGACGCTGTTTATTTTATCGTCCAAATGGACGCTAAGAATATTGTGGAAATGCTGGCTCGTACGGTTGATTGCACTTTGCTACCAATGCCGGAATGCAAGCGTAATACCGTCGATCAATTACGAGAAGTGCTGAGTTTGTCAGCTCAAGCCGGAAAGTTGTGTGGCAAATACAGTCGCTCAATTTCGCCAGATTCTGAACTTGGCGAGAACTTATCACAGAAAGAAAAAAGTGAATTATTGGACATTTTGAACCGCTTGCAAGATAGCGTGCAGTGTTTGAAATGGGAATTAGGGGAATAAAAAACCACGGCGGCAACCGTGGTTCAACTATGGAGATATATTTAATGAGTAGATTATTACCAATAATTAACGAAAATGCAAGCACTTTGACAATGAGCAGTCGGGAGATTGCTGAGTTGTGTGAAAAACGGCACGAACTCGTATTACGAGATATAGCCAATTTAAATGAAGCATATAAAAAAGGAGGGTATCCAATAATTTTGGAGACCCCTTATACGCACCCTCAAAATGGTCAAGTCTATAAACATTGTCTTTTAACGCAAGATCAAGTTCTTGATTTGGTCACAGGCTATAAACACGATATTCGTATAAAAATAAATCGTCGTTGGAAGGAACTCGAAAACCAACAAAAACCGACCGCAAAAATTCCTCAATCGTTTTCTGAAGCCTTGCTCTTAGCGGCTGAATTACAAGCTGAAAAAGAGCGTAATGCGCCTAAAGTAGCTTTTGTGGATCACTATGTTGAAGTCGGAACAAGTAAATCACTTCGTGAAACGGCTAAGATTTTGAATATGCCGGAAAAGGCGATGATCAACCGTTTACTGGAGGATAAATTACTTTATCGTCAATCCGGTAATTTGTTGCCGTATCAATCCGCTCATTCAAAAGAACTTTTCACCGTGAAAACAGGCACAGCCGAACACGGTCACAATTTCACACAAACACGAGTGACAAGCAAAGGCATTGAATTTATTGCGTCACGTTACGCTTCGGAGTTGATGGTATGAGCCGATTTATTCCCAATTCATTTCAAGTACCTAACGCTATCATTGATGAAGTAATGGCGGAATTGAGTGGTTCAGAATTTAAAAGCCTATTGCTTTATTTTCGTTATGCTGAACTTGGCATAGAACCGCCAAGAGAGGTGATTTTTAAAAATGGGCTACAAGACCGCTATCACAGAACTATTTCCGCATTAAAGGCAAGAGGTTTGCTATGAGTATCGGAAAATTATTAATCGACGATCAACCTCTGCAGGTTTTACCGGCATTAGCAGAAACTATTGGACTAAATGAAGCCTTGATTTTGCAACAAGTCCATTGGTTGCTATTGCGTAGCAAAAAAGAATTTAAGGGCAAGTTTTGGGTATATAACACCTATGAGGAATGGCAAGAAAAGCATTTCCGATTTTTCTCTGTATCTACGATTCGCCGAACTATTTCCAATTTGGAAAACCTTGGTTTGCTTATTTCTACGACTGAGTTTAATCAAATGAAAGTAGATAAAACCAAGTGGTACAGCATCAATTATGAGGCGTTGGATAGATTAGCGATTACGACTGCTAAAAATGACAGACCATCTGTTCAAAATGAGCAGTCGAGCTGTTCAAATTGGGCGGATCCATCTGTTCAAAATGAGCAGTCGAGCTGTTCAAATTGGGCGGATCCATCTGTTCAAAATGAGCAGACCAATAACCAAGAGAATACACAAGAGATTCCTACAAGAGATATTAAAAAAACTTCGCAAAAAAAGACCGCACTTTCGGATTTTGAATTGCACTTTGAAAAATTCTGGTCTGCCGGTATGCGCAAGGTTGGCAAAGAACAAGCGTTGAAAAAATTCAAGTCAGTTTATGAATCTTACAATGCGGAGTATCCGATATCCCTTGAGGATTTCACGCAAATGCTGGTTGATGACGTGGCAAAACGGCTAAGGCTCAGGCAGTTTGGCTTTGATAACCTGCACCCCTCAACCTACCTGAATAACTGGCGTTGGCTTGATGATTACCCTCCTGAACCTGCGGGGCAAAGCGTTGAAGAAATGCCAAATAATGACTCTTTTGCCGACAACGGCACGTGGGGCATTGGAAGAAAATTGAATGTCGATCCGAGTTTAATTCCGGAGTTTTTGAAATGAACGCAGTTGCTACAAAAAGTGCGATCGGAAAAAGCGATGTTTCCGGCAATGCAATGAAATTAATCGATCGGATGTTTACTCGCTTAAAGTCCCTTTTCCCCGCTTGGAAACAGGCATTTGACAGCATGGAAACTTACAACGAAACCAAGCAAATATGGCTTGAAGAATTACTAAAAGCGGATGTTGTAACGCCATTGGCATTGAAACGCGGATTAGACCGTGCGGCGGGTTCGGAAAGTCCGTTTTTCCCAAGTGTCGGACAATTTATTGCGTGGTGTAGTGAAGACTATCACGCTCTGGGTTTACCGAACGAAACGGAATTATATCAACGTTATAAATCATTCCTTGGCTATGCCCGATTTAATCAGAATGAATTTAGCTATCTCTCAAATGTTGAATATTGGCTACTGAAAAATCTGTACGAAAAGTGCCGGAAAAAATCGGAAGAAGACACCTTGAAAGCGATTCCTAAGTTGCTGGATGAGGCAGCGAAAAAAGTGCGGTCGAATTTTGAGTTTGAGGATATTCCAAAAATGATTCCGCAACAGATGAGTTTTTACGATAGAGCCCGAGCAGACCAAGCAAGAGACCGTTTAATGGCGCAAATGAAAGGAACAATGCAATGACCGAATTTAACAAAGACTACTATCGCACGCCGAAATATTTTTTTAACTGGCTTAATTTACGGTTCAAGTTTGAGGTGGACGGTTGTGCAAGCCAAGAAAATTCGCTGGCTGAGGATTATTTTGGCCCGGGTGGGATTGATGAGGATTTTTTAAATTTCGATCTTGAAGCCTTCAAAGCCGTTTTTGAGGAGACCTCTATTTTCGTCAATCCCCCTTACAGCGACCCAATGCCTTTTGTAAAACGTGCAGCCGAATTAATGGCACAAGGTCATTTAGTGGTGATGTTGTTGCCGGCAGACAAAAGCACCAAGTGGTACAAAGTGATTCAAGAAAACGCCACGGAGGTGATAGACATCATCGGCGGTCGAATCAATTTCTTACATCCGGTTACGGGTGAGGAAGTCAAGGGCAACAACAAAGGCTCAATGGTGGCGGTGTTCGATCCGTTTATGCAAGGGTTCGTTACTCGTCAAGTGGAATTGGATTTTGTGAAAAAGGTCGGTGGGTATTATGGCGGACAATCGTTTTAAATGCCCTAAGTGTGGAGCAGATTTAGAGGATTTATGGGATGGTGAACCGGTGTCTGTTTTTATTGGCGAATGGTCGGAGGATAGATTTAGATGTAACGGCCACTTAATTAAGCCCGTCCCATACCCACAGGCAAGTGAGCAAAGTGCAGTGAATCGCACGAAATCGTGCGGTTATTTTGGATTGGAAGTGTTGGGTGTGGAGTGTCAAGAATGATTATTCCGATGATTAAAAATGCCGGAGGCGTATTTGTTCCAGCTGATGAAATATATTTGCCGGAACTAACCGGGTTCAAAAATGGCGAGCTTTACAACATTGAAATCAAGAAAACGCGCAACCCATCATTTCACCGTAAGGTCTTTGCCTTTTTTAAATTCTGTTTCGATCATTGGGCTGCAGATAAAACCGAATGGAAATACTTTGATGAACGCAAGCAATTTGACACATTCCGCAAAAATTTAACGGTACTTGCCGGCTATAAAGAGGTGACTTACACGTTAGACGGAAGCCTACGGGTAGAAGCTCAAAGCCTAAGTTACGGCAATATGGAACAGGGCGAATTTGAACAATGCTATTCAGCGTTAATTAATGTTGCTCTTAAACACGTTTTCGGTAACACCACCGATGAGAATGTCATCAATCAGCTTTATGCGTTTTTTTAGGGATAGAAAATGAAAAAAATCAATTATCGCAAAGAAGCCAAGGACCGTGAATGCCAAGTGAGGTTACCGGGTATTTGCAATTTTAATCCGGAAACAACCGTGCTTGCTCATTATCGGTTGCATAGTGGTGTTGCATTAAAGCCTGACGACATACAAGGGGCGTGGGCGTGTTCGGCTTGTCACGATGAATGCGACCGCAGAACACGTAAAATGGATACTGAGTATGTCCGCTTGGCTCACGCAGAAGGTGTTTTCCGTACGCAAGCCATTTTACGCAGGGAGGGGAAACTATGACCGCACTGACTCTTGAACTACCTTACCCGCCGTCAGTAAATCACTATTGGCGGCATACTAGATGTGGCGTGCATTATATTTCAGATGAAGGGAAAAAATATCGGGATAAAGTCTTTTTAACTTGTATGGGCTATTTACCCTTTAAAAAACCGGTGTCGATTTCTGTTGAAGTGTATTTCCCCGATAAACGAAAACGAGATTTAGATAACTTGGGAAAGGTGCTGTTAGATAGCTTGGTTCAAGCCAAAATTATTGAAGATGACTGTTGGCAAAGCGTACCGGAATTAAACTGGAAAGCGATGGGGGTCGAAAAGTGCGGTCGAATTGTGGTGAGATTTGAGGAGTTGGAACAATGAATATCGATAGAGTGGCGGTGCAGTGGGGGTATTGGGCGACACCTCGTTACGGCACGGAATTTCCTCGCATATCAGCCGGATTTGCTCAGGTTAAGCCTAACGCCGAATATGCTTACAAACCGCATTTAGATCCGATTTCTGATGATTTAGGTATGCAGATTAACGAATGTATGTTGATTATGCATAAAGTGAACCCTGAACTTTATGATGTGTTTATGTTGACCTATGTCAATCGGTGGCAAATCAGTGATATTTATCGTTGTCTCAATATATCCCGTAGAGAATATTTTAACCGTCTAAAAACAGCGAAAACATCACTAAAATTAATGCTGCATACAGGGAAAGCGGTGTTTGCTGCTTAAAAATTACCCAAGCAATCAACCGCTTGGCTCTTTTTTCCTATGTTGTGATCTAGATCGCGGAAAAAGTAAAATCAACTTTATAGAATGCGGTTTCTTTTTGTTTTTGGAGATCTTGAAATGAAGAAAATGGCGTTGGTATCTGTAGTTTTTGTATCAGCTTGTAGCACAAGTCAAGTAATGAAAGAAAATGCTTCAGCTGTACCTCAAGAGCGTTTGTTGGCATATCAAGAATATAATCCTGATTATGCAAAAGTAATCATAACTCGTGATTCAGGTTTTTTAGGTGGTGGGTGCTATTTAGGGGTGAGATTTAGAGAAACTGATTTAGCGAGATTTGACACCTCAGAAATGGCATCGTTTTATATTCCAGAGGGAGATTGGAATTTTGCAGTAACACCTGATCCAAAAGGGCAAGGATTATGTTCTTCAGCAATGGGGTTTAACCCTGCGGTTGAAACCCAACATATAGCTAAAGATAAGAAAAATGAATTTAGAATTAGTTCAAGGATATATCGTAGACCTCAACTATTTCCCGTTAAAAGATAAATCATAATCAAGTTCAAAGTAAGCCTGTTACTAAAACAGGCTTTTTTCTTATTTATCCAAAAAAGCATTAATCCATTCAGTTAGCAATTCAGCCTCAAGCTCATTTGCTGTTGGCAATATTTCTAGATCATTAGAAATATGAGAAAGAATTAAATCAATACCAAAATCATTTATGCATTGTGAATGTTGATTGATTAGCCATTGTTTAAATTTAGTTTTCATAGTGCCTCACTTATGTTATTGATAGTCGGCATTAAAATAGCTACACAATCAAGGATTGTCTAATAAGAGTGGTAATTTTCTCGATCTAGATCGCAAAAATAAAATTTCTTGTTTAGAAAAGTGGTGAATAATACCCTTGACCCTAGGGGGCTTTTTCATTATGTCTAAGGTCTCAAAAACCTTAACTAAAAGCTTCCACTAGGAAGATATTTATAGGTAGAGTATGGGCAGAAAAGACAGTATAAAAGTAAATTTAGCCAAGCTAAAAGAGCGATTTCCTAATGTATTTTTTGACACTAAACCTTTAGTGCCAACGATTATTGAAGATATGATTGCTGTATTAGGTGATGATAATCTTTCTAAAATCGTACGAAGTGCAATGCGGTATTACTTGGATTCACCTAGTTATTTAAAGCGTTTTGTTAGACGAAAATGGATTAGAGATGTTAATGGTTCAAAGGTCAGACTAATTACTGCTGAAGAAAAGGAACTAGCGAGAAAACGACTAAATCAAATTAACAAACATAATTCTAAAGCAAACGCAGAATATCGTTTTGCTGTAGCCCTGGCGAGAGAAATGAAAATTGAATATAAGAAAGTTGAATTAGTTGAGCAAAACAATTCGGAGAAAAGTAAAGTTGTCGTTATTCATAAACGACGCTCTAAAATTAAAAGCAAATAATGTTTAATCAAACCCTATTGCAATCAATGGGGCTTTTTTGTATTATCCCATCCAAGGTCTCAAAACCTAATACAGTAAGCGGAAATCCGCACCCGAAAGCATAGCGGTTTTTTTATGCCTAAAATTCGTGATCTCTTTTCTCTCTTCCAACGAATTTTGATTGTTCATACTTAAAATTTAATCTATGCCGAGAGGGCGAGGAATACAATACCCGAAAGGGAAATAACTCCAGCCGACTTACTGCGGTTTTTGAGCCTCTCGGCGCCACTCTCAAAAGTGGCTAATCTCAAATAAAACAGTAAGGACAGTCCCATGACTACTCAATTATCAATTCTTAACAATTCTATCCGTACTTTTGAAAATTTATTTTCTTTAACAGACTTACATAAAGCAAGTGGCGCTGAAAATAAGCATAAACCAACGTTTTTCTTACGTCTGGATCAAACTAAGGATCTTATTGCTGAAATTGAAGTAAATTCTGAGTTACAGATCTGCAACTCGGTAAAAGTGATTCACGGAGGACCAAATTCAGGAACTTACGCCTGCGAAGAACTTGTTTTAGCCTATGCGACTTGGATTAGCCCTAAATTCCATTTAGTCGTATTACGGGCATTTTTGGCAATGCACCGGAATGAACCGAAACAACTTGCCCTGCCAACGCCCGAACGCACATTTACCCTCAACTTCACCGAACAGGAATTGTGCGATCTTTGTTGGCTATGGAAAGCGGCAGAAGTAATGCGTAACCTGCTCAAACTCATTGAGCCTGCATTAGATATGTTGGGTTCACGTTATGCAGGAGCAGCCCATTCCTGCTCCGTTGAATATCGCCGAACGATTGAAAGCGCAAGAGAAATACTCCTTCGCCCCACAGCCGAAATCAAAGAGCAAGGCACTTACCTTGAAGAAAATTGGCACAGAGTGCTACACGAACTCCGCAAAGGCGAGCTAAATAAAATCTATTAAAATCCAACAAAAACCGACCGCACTTTTCCCCGTGAAAACAGTGTGGCGGTTTTTTGCACCCTAAATTCACCAAAAGGAACAGAAAATGAGCATTAAGAGGATAAAAATCGCACTGATGGCATTGGTATTTATCAGCTTAGCGTGGCACTTTGATTTAGGTAGCGACTACGATGGACAGATTATTCGACCACATTTACAAAAAACTAACCAAACTTTGTAAAAAATACTTGTAAAGTGTGCACTGAAAGTATATCATATCAAGCATAGTGCGGTTTTAGCACCTTGCAAGCGCACGAATGAATTTAGTAGCCCTGATTTAGAAATAGTCAGGGCTTTTTATTATATATTTACTCTGTTAGCTCAACAGGATAGAGCAATGACCTCCTAAGTCATCGATACCGGTTCGATTCCGGTACAGAGTGCCATAAATCTGATGCGGCCCTAAGCAGAAATGCTTGGGGCTTTTTTATTGGTGGTTACGATGGAACAACAAGATATTGGGTTAGAAATCGATAGAGTAGTTCTAGAAAAATATCAAGGTCTTGGTGTTGAGGACTACCAGCCTGAAAATATAGCAAGATGCGCTCTTCGCTTCCAAAGTAAGAATATGGACGATAACTCCAGAAAAAAGCTTGATGAACTGTATCAATTGCTTGAACAGGCACGCCAAACTCAGCAGAGAGTTGTTCACGATTAATCTGTAAATATTCAATAAATTGTTCATCAATGCTTTGAATGAAATTTAGATTTTTGGCATTACACTTATCCTTAAAAGAAAATTCAAGGTAAGTATAAGATATATCGCGATTATCTTTGTATTGCCAGTAGCCACAAACTAAAGTGAGTATGGTGAATCGGCTTTATTCAAGTCAACTAATAATTTTTTAAGCGTAGTAGAATATTGTGTTTCTGGGATTTCGTCGATTTTTTCAGGTGAATCTACTAAATTAATCCCACCTATGCATGGTGCGGTAGTATCGCTTGCAGTATCTCCTTTTCGTGCTTGATAGGGGAAGTTATAATAGCTATCATTTAACTCATCTAATTGAATCATTTTAATTAAACCTCTGTTATTTTATTGTGTGGAAACTTTATCTTAACAGAACTTATAGCTCACCGTAAAAGGTGGGCTTTTTTATTGCCTCAAAGAAAAGGGGGCGGAGTATGAGAAATATGTTTAAAGACCCGGGAAACCAAAGTTATTTCTGGTCTAGCTTTTCCGGTTTACTTGCTTGGTTAAGCGACCAGCAAAATCTAATGCTGCTCAGTCTTGCTATTGGTATTTTGACGGCATTAGTTAATCTTTATTCAAAATGTTCTGAAGGTCGAGCAAGAAAACGAGCAGAAGAACGGGAAGAAGAGATTCACGCACTTAAAGTGCAGCAACTCAAGCGAGGATTAAGAGATGAGTAGATTAAAAATTGCCGGTACGGTTGGTGGTGCGCTGATATGTAGTGTCGCCGCCATTATTGGCATAGTACAGACAGAACACCCTGATTTACGGGTTAGTGAAAAGGGAATGGAAATTATCGGTAATGTGGAAGGCTGTCGTCGAGACCCGTATCAATGTCCGTCTGATGTATTAACGGTGGGTATCGGTTCGACAGAATATGGTGGTGAGAAAATCAATCCTAACAAACGTTACACGGACAAAGAGATTGCTGACCGCTGGGCGAATGACTTACGCATAGCAGAACGTTGCGTGAATCAATATGGCAATGGTAGAAATCTACCGCAAGGCACATTTGATGCCATGACTTCCATCGTATTTAACGTGGGTTGTGGTGCAATGCGTAAATCAACAATGTTCCGCAAGGCTAACGCAGGTGATTATATCGGGGCGTGTAATGAATTACCGAAGTGGGTTTATGCCGGCGGTAAGAAATTACGTGGGTTGGAAATTAGACGAGATAAAGAACGGCAGTTATGCCTAATGGAGTTGAAATGAGATATTTGCCTAGTACCTGTTTATTTATTGCAGCAGGTTTTCTTGCTTTTCATGGCATTACCGGTTGGGGTTGGTTTCTCTTTTTAGGATTGCTCACATTTTAGGGGTTGAAATGCTAAATATCTTTACGAGATTTGAAAGTGCGATAAAACTGACCGCACTTTTTCTTATTTTGGGTTTGTGCTTTTGGTTATGGGTTCAGCACAACACAATCTCTGATTTAAGAGCCGAGAACCAGTCGCAAGCCCAAACTATCACAAAACAAAGTGCAGTCATTTCTCAGCTTAAATCGGCGGAGGAAGAAAACCAACGTCTGACACTTGAGCTCAGCAAACAAGAATCAGAATCAAGGAACAAAGCCAATGAAGTTATTAAATCTATCTCTGCTCAAGAGAAAAGCAGTGATGCCTATAACAGCAATGCTCCTCGCTCTGTTATCGACTTCTTGCGCCAAGAATGAGCCGGTAACAACAGCTTGTCCTATTTTACCTGCGGCGTTTATTTCCCACTTAGACAAGACCCAATTTAACGGTCGCACTTATGGCGATGTGACACAGTATGCTGTCATTCTCAAGCGTGAGCGTGATATTTGCTTAAATCGAATTGACAAGATTCGGGAATGGCAGGTAGAGCAAGCACAGAATTAACATTATAAGGATTAAACCTATGCCTAAGAAAAAAGACGAGGTGAAATCCACGTCTAAGGGCGTGGGGAAATTAACCGACAAACAACAGCGATTTGTTGAGGAGTACCTGGTTGATTTAAATGCAACACAGGCGGCGATTAGAGCAGGGTATAAAGCTGAAAATGCTCGACAAATTGGATCTGAAAACTTGTCAAAACCTGACATTCAAGAAGCGATTCAGATTGCAAAAGACAAACGTTCAGAACGAGTTCAAATCTCACAAGATGATGTTTTGCGAGGGTTACTTGAAGTAATTGCGATGTCTACGGGAAAACAATCGGTGACAGAGACCGTGGTTACAAAATCAGAAAATGGTGAAGCAATTGGGACAGATGTGGTGAAATCTTGTTTTGAACCACATGCCGCAAACAAAGCCCTTGAGTTGCTTGGCAAACATTTGGGAATGTTTAAAGACCGGGTCGATTTGACTTCTTCTGACGGTTCAATGGCATTAGGTTCACTACGGGATTTATTTTCAGATGACACAAAAGCTGATTAGTAAGTTTTTGCCATTCATTGAACCGCACCGTTATAAGGTCGCTTACGGCGGACGTGGAAGCGGTAAATCTTGGACAATTGCTCGACTATTAATTGAGATTGCTCGCCGCTCCAATAGTCGTTTCTTATGTGCAAGGGAATTACAAAACTCAATCAGCGATTCTGTGATTCAACTGCTTTCCGACACAATTGAGCGTTACGGCTATCAGGTCGAATTTGATGTTCAGAAAAACAAAATCTATAACTTGCGAACCGGTTCTGTTTTCCTGTTTTACGGTATCAAAAACAACCCGACTAAAATCAAATCCCTTGAGGGGATTGATATTTGCTGGGTGGAGGAGGCGGAGAATGTTTCAAAAGACAGTTGGGAGATATTAATCCCGACTATTCGTAAAGAAAATTCGGAAATTTGGGTATCGTTTAATCCGAAAAATATTCTTGATGATACTTATCAGCGGTTTGTCGTTTCACCGCCGACAGATATTGCCTTGCTCAAAGTTAATTATGTGGATAATCCGTTTTTCCCGGAAACCTTACGATTGGAAATGGAAGATTGTAAGGAAAAGGATTGCGAGCTTTATCGGCATATTTGGGAAGGTGAACCGGTTGCCGACAGTGATTTGGCGATTATTAAGCCGTTATGGATTGAAAGTGCGGTCAATGCACACCTTAAACTCGGTTTTTCTGCCGAAGGGAAAAAACGGATCGGATTTGATGTGGCAGATGAAGGGGCAGATAGCAATGCAAATTGCTTTGCTCACGGTTCTATCGTGTTGGACTTACAAAGCTGGAAATCCGGTGATGTGATTTACAGTGCCGATAAAACCCACGAGTGGGCATTAGAAAAACAAGTCGATGAAGTGATTTACGATTCAATCGGCGTGGGTGCCGGTGTAAAAGCTCGTTATGCCAGAACAGAAAGTGCGGTCAATTTTACGGGATTTAATGCCGGTGGTGCTGTAATTAATCCTACTAGGGATTATCTTGCCGGAAAAACCAACGGTGATATGTTCTCTAATGTGAAAGCTCAGGCTTGGTGGGCGGTTCGAGATAGATTTTATAAAACCTACCGGGCGATTGAATTTGGTGATACTTATCCGGTTGATGAATTGATTAGCCTAGAAGGTGGCTTACCTAATCTTGATTATCTCAAAGCCGAGCTCTCTCGCCCTCGTGTGGATTATGACAATAACGGACGCGTAAAAGTGGAAAGTAAAAAGGACATGAAAAAACGTGGCATTCCGTCACCAAATTTAGCGGATGCTTTGATTATGTGTTTTGCACCATTGGAATACCGAACAATGCACCAAACGCCACTCAGTATTTATTAAGGATTGAAAATGTCAGATGTCTCCAATGTAAGCAGCGAAATGAACACGTTGCATAAACAAATTCAACTCATTGATGACTTACTGGGCGGTACAGCTCAAATGCGTCATCGAAAAGAAAAATATCTGCCTCAAATGGAACTGGAAAGCGATAAAAGCTATTGTAATCGATTAAATCGCTCAACCCTTTACCCTGCTTTGCGTGAAACGCTCTCACAAATGTGTGGGCGGGTATTCTTTAAAGCAATCTCAACAGAGGATATTAATGAAACACTACAGCAAAATTTCTTGCCTGATGTCGATGCTCAAGGCAATAATTTAGATGTATTTTCGGCCCGTTGGTTTTATTCAGCCTTGGCTTATGGGGTTTCTTATGTGTTAGTGGATTACACTCGTACTGAAAATATAAAAACACTCGCAGATGAAAAAGCAGCCGGAGCAAGACCTTATCTAATCGAAATCAAACCGCAAGCCGTGCTTGGCTTTAAAACGGCAAGAATCAATGGCAAGCAACAAATCACTCAATTCCGTTACAAGGAAAACGTGATCGAAGATGACGGCGAATTTGCACTGAAAACCATTGAGCAAATTTGCGTATATGAAATTGGTCGGGTGCGGAAATACCGTAAATTACAAAATGGTTGGCAATTACACGAAGAGGTACAGCTTTTCGCCCAAAATAAACCGCTTGATTATGTCCCCATTGTCGCATTTAGCACGAATAAAACAGGCTTTATGCTGGGTGAAAGTCCGTTATTAGAGCTGGCTTACTTAAATGTCAAGCACTGGCAAAGCCAAAGCGATCAAGACAATATTCTTAATACTGCCCGTGTGCCATTACTGGTGCGCATTGGAATGAATGACAAAAATCCCGTAAAAATTGGAGGCAGTTTAATCGATGTTCCACAAAACGGCGATCTTCGTTATGTCGAACATTCAGGCAATGCCATTACTGCCGGTCAAGAAAGCTTGAAAGAACTGGAAAGCCAAATGCGTGTTGCCGGCGCAAAATTACTGGATAAAACTGTATTAGCATTAACTGATAGCCAATCCCGTGACGAACAAGGAAAAGAAATCAGCCAATTAAGGCTTTATGCCAACCAATTTGAAGACGCCTTAGATTTAGTGTTGGAATATGTGGGTAATTGGCTCGGGCTTCAACAGGTCGGTAGTGTAGAAATTAGCGGTAATATTGATAGTGATTTCGATCCAAATGCTTCAATGGATACGGTAATCAAACTGCAAACAAGCGGTAACCTTTCTAAACAATCCACCTTTGAAGAAGCTAAACGCCGTGGATTGATTAGCGATAATCTAAACTGGGAAGATGAACAGGCACGATTGGAAGCAGAAGGATTAAATTATGAAGGTCAATTCGATAAAGAAACAGACGCTTGATGAAAAGATCGCTTATGCGCTGACAGATCGTAAAATTCTCCATTTTCGCTATGATGCTCATCTTCGCCAAGCAGTTTGGAAGCGACTTAATCAAACACAAAAAGCCCTATTGAATCGGATTTCCGCTGCTGGTATTGAAGCCTTACCAAAACAGGAATTAGATAAATTGCTACGAGAGTTGAAAGGCGAAATTATCAATACATATCAAGAACTGACCGCTTACACCGACACGGAGTTAAGCGGTTTTTTTATGACCGAAACAACCGCACTTCAAAAACTATACAATGAATCAGTTGGTTTTGATTTTTTCAATCAGGTGCCGGATTACAAATTGAAAGCCACACAACGAGCCTCGTTAATTGCCGGCGCGCCATTAGAAGATTGGTGGAAAAAACAAGGTAATGATATGGCTTTTCGGTTTGAAACCCTTATTCGGCAGGGCTTATTAGACGGAAAGCAAACCCACGAATTAGTAGGCGATGTAAAAGAGCTAATGGGAACTTCACGTCGCCACGCAGAAACCTTGGTAATTACCGCGGTTGCTAAAACAGCCGATGAAGCCCATCAAGCTTTGCGTGATGAAAATCTTGATTTAATCAAAGGCGAAAAGCATTTAGCAACTTTGGATATGAGAACTTCTGAAGTTTGTCGTGTTCGAGACGGTTTAATGTGGGATGTAGAGAAAAAGCCAATTGATCACGATATTCCTTACAAACGCCCGCCACTTCATCCGCGTTGTCGCTCTATTTTGCAACTGGTGATGAAATCGTGGAAAGAGCTAGGTTTTGACAATGTCGATGAAATCCCCGAAAGCACGCGTGCTTCAATGGATGGACAAGTCAGTGAAAATATCAACTACGAAAATTGGCTGAAAGGTAAATCACAAGCTGAACAAGATGCCGTACTGGGTAAAGGTAAGGCTGATTTATGGCGGCGTGGTGTGATTACCTTTCGGGATATGTTGGATCAAAGTGGTCGGCCATTGACGTTAACACAGCTGAATGTCGTATCAAGTAGTAATAGATGGAAAGATCATATAAAAAAAATAAATGATATTCCCCTCACATATAGCGAGAAAGCACAAGGCGTAATGAACATTTTCAAAGAAAAAGGTGTAGAATATAATCCCGTTCAACTTTTGAAAGAACCAATTTCTCGTGATGAAATTATTCAAAAAATTTCAGGGGGGGATGAAACTGAAGGATCTTGTGCCTCCTTAGCACTTTCTTACATTGGTAACAGAATCGGGCTTGATGTTACTGACTACCGTGGGGGGGTTAGTTGTGATACTTTCTCAAGAGGAATTAACCTTATGAAAGTTCTTGGTCTTGATGGTGTCATTTTTAAACATTTCTATGTACCGGTGGAATCTAAAGGCGCTGTTCAAGTCTTAAAGAATGAGTTGCTTGAAAATGATAAAGAGTATTTTTTCGTTGTTGGGAAACATGCGGCAATTGTTAGGAAAAACGGCGATAAGTATGAATACTTAGAATTACAGGATAATAAAAATAATGGTTGGTTTAAGATAACTGATAAAGTGCTAAGAGATAGGTTCGGAGCTAATACAAAACATAGCACATTCGCAGGAATGAAAACGAATAGCTCTATTTTATTAGCTGAGGTTGATAGTTTTAAAAATGCTAAGAATGATTTTAGATCTATTTTAGGTTATTTAAACACTGCAATAGATAAGCAACAAAAAGGAGATAGAGGATGGACGAAATAGAAATCAACGAAATAGAACTGGATGAGGGCGAAGAAGGGGAGGTTATAGAGATAGACGAAAATGGTTGGTATAAACGAGAAAAAATAGATAAAGTTTGGTACAAATATACTCCAGACGCTTTTGGACCAATTGTTTTTTCTTTTGATAAAAAAGTAGAATTTAACTTTTGGGCCGATTACCCTCATAAACTGACTGCTGAGCAAAAAGCCATTTTTGATATGGAAAATCAAGAGTTAGTGAAATTAAAAGGTTAAATCCTAGAATAACCACAACACCTAGCCTAACCGCTAGGTTTTTTTATTATCTAAAACCGACCGCACTTTCGGAAGATTGTGCGGTTTTCTTTTATCTACGGCTTGGAAAAGCCACAACCAATCGGAAGGAAATCCAATGAAACTGAAAACTGATGAGAACGGCAATGTTGTCGTACAAGACGGCAAACCGGTGTATGTCTATGATGATGGTAAAGAAGTAGCTTACGATGTGCCGGCTGCTGTTGCCAAAATTACCTCACTCAATGCAGAAGCAAAAAATCACCGTGAACGGGCAGAAAAGGCGGAAGCCGATTTAAAAGTCTTTGACGGAATTGATGTGAATGCAGCGAAAAAGGCTTTAGATACCGTCAAAAACCTTGACGATAAAAAGCTGATTGATGCTGGTGAAGCCGAGCGGGTGAAAGCGGAGGTGATTAAAACCTACGATGAAAAATTGGCAGAAGCTAATGGTCGTGCGGATAAACTGGAACAAGCACTTTATGGCGAAATTGTCGGCGGTGCGTTTGCCCGTTCTAAGTTTATCACCGATAAAACAACTTTACCGCCTGATGTTGCTCAAGCCTACTTTGGCAAACATTTCAGCGTAAAAGACGGCAAAATTGAAGCTAAAGACAACAGTGGCAATCCAATTTACAGCCGTGAACGCGCCGGTGAACTTGCTAACTTTGATGAGGCAATGGAAATGCTCATCAATACTTATCCAAACAAAGACACGATTTTGCGGAGCAACGGTTCGTCCGGTAGCGGAGCGCAAGGGACACCTTCTCAAAATGGTGCGCCAAAGTCGCTTTCGGAATGTAAAACCGATGCCGAGCGGATCGCCTATATGCAATCGAAAACGGCAGAATAATTTGCCTTAACCTAACAGGAGATAAATAATGTCCTTTGATTTACAGGTTTTTAATAAACAAACCCAAGTTGCTTTGACCGAAACGGTCGATCAAGATATTGAAAAATTCAACGAAGCCTCCGGTGGAACAATTGTGCTACAAAATGCCCCGGTAGAAGGTGATTTTGATATTCGTGTGAGTTTTAAAGCCGTTGCAGGTCTTGTTCGCCGCCGTAATGCTTACGGACAAGGCACCGTTGAAGCCAAACGCCTTGAGCAATTGCTCAATGTAGCGGTAAAAGTGGCTGCCGGCACACCACCGCTTGAATATGAGCCGCAACAATACCACTGGATTTTGAAAAATCCGGAACTTGCCGCAATCACAATCGGTCAGCAATTAGCGAAAGCACGCCTTGCCGATATGCTTAACACGGCAGTATTAGGCGGTGTGGCTGCAATTGGCGGCAACACGAAAACCGTCTTAGACGATAAAACACAAGCGCCGACTTTCCGCACTCTCAATAAAGGGGCAGCATTGTTTGGCGACCGATCCGGCTCATTAAAAGCGTGGGTAATGCACTCCACAACTCTTCATAGCTTGTTTGAGAACGCCTTAACCAACACCGAGCGCCTGTTCAACTACGACAATATCAATGTAGTTCGCGATCCATTCGGTCGAGTGTTTGTGGTGACCGATAGTCCGGCATTAGTTAATACTGATGGTTCTTACAACACACTGGGTTTGGTCGAAAATGCTATTTTAGTTGGTGGTAACAATGACTTTAACAGCGTAATTTTACCGAAAGTCGGCGGGGAAAATATTGGTGCTACCTATCAAGCGGAATGGACTTATAACTTAGGTATTCTGGGTTATAAATGGGATATGACCGCAGGCGGTAAATCCCCAAATGACACTGCATTAGGCACTTCAACCAACTGGGAAAAATCTGCCTCTTTTGACAAAGATACTGCCGGTGTCTTAGTCAAAACCAAGTAATCCTAAAGCCGCTTGTGAATATCAGGCGGCTTTACTTTAAGGAGTATTCAAAATGAAGCGAATTCTTTATTTTACCCGTGATTTTTCTGCCGAAAATATCGCTTTTGCCAAAGAAAAAGGTCTCATTATGCGAAATTTAGGTGCATATCATTCATCCGATACGTTGGAAAATGCCGATGCTGTATGTGGTGAAGTGCCGGAACGTTATCAACACTTGCCGTTGTTTGATTTGGGGCAAGGTGGCGATCCAAAAGACGAGCTCACTAAATTAAAAGTGGATGAAATCAAGGCAAAATTGACTGCACTTCAGGTATCTTTTGAGCCGAACGCTAAAAAAGATGAGCTGATTGCTTTATTGGTCACTGCACAAGAAGGGGAACAAGATGACCCTAAAGATACCCAATGATAGTTATGTAAGTCTTGAAGAAGCTAATGATTATCACGCAAAACGTATTTCCTTTGAAACGTGGGACGATTTAGACGAATCGCTTAAAACACGGCGATTGGTTACCGCAAGTGACTTTCTTGACAGCTACTACACCTTTGCCGGTGAAAAATTCGATCCACTACAACCCCGTTGCTTTCCACGAAAAGGACAAGCCGACATTCCACAAGCCGTAAAATGTGCGGTTTGCGAGTTAGCATTGCAAGAAGATTTAAACCAAAATCAACCGCAAATGATGTCAAGTGTGAAAGTCGGCCCGATCTCGGTAAGCTATGGTGAAACGCCCTCACAAACAGCAAATCGCTTTGAGTATGTGAAACACCTGCTTAAGGGGCTGTTGGGCGAATCAACAGGTTATGTCGAGCTGTTAAGGGGCTAAGATGTACGGACAATTAAGTAACCTTTCAACGCAACTTATCCGTCAATTTGGCGTTCCCTGTGTCGTTAAAACAGAAAGCAAAGGGAAATACAACCCTGAAACAGGAGGGATAGCCAATAAAAGACGGGTGACGAATAAAGCCTACTGTTTATTCGATAACCTCGCCTATGATTTTCCTTCTTTTCAAAGTGGTGGTTTAGGGAAAAGCGATGCCACAATGGTTCAACAAGGCGATGTAATGCTATACATCACCGAAAGTGGTAAGCCTGAAATCCATTCTACCGTGATCGTTGAGGGAGAAACTTGGACAATTATTAATTGCCAGCCAATAAAACCGTCCAATGTCACCATTATTTATCAATGCCAAGCGCGGAGGACAGCATAATGGGATCATTTAGTGCTGATATTGATAAATTTATCCGCTTGGTGGAACAAAAAGCGGATGTGGTAATGCGTAAAACGGCATTAGAACTGACAAATAAAGTGCAGAAGAAAACACCGGTTGATTCAGGGCAATTACGGGCGAGTTGGACTTCGGCGATCAATGCGTTACCTACCACTTATAATGGCAATAGCGATGCCGTGATGACGGTTAAGTTTGGCGATACGTGGTTTTTAGGGACAAACAAACCTTATGCACCGCAGCTTGAATACGGACTTTACCCGAATCCGCCGAAATCAAAATCAGGAAAAACGATGAACGGATTTTCAAAACAAGCCCCGCAAGGGATGATCCGAATTTCTGTTCAGGAAACAAAAGATTGGTTAGAAAAGGTGAAATTCTAATGAAAGCAAAAGTGCGGTCAATTTTACAAACACATCTCTCTAAATTGGGGGAATTTAATACGGCTTGGGAAGGGATTAAAAACCCCTTTACATTGCCTTATCAAACTGTATGGCTAACTGTTTCAACGACAAAAACCGGGGCGATTTCATCCAAACCCCACGCCGAAGAAAGCGGGTTTATGCAGGTTACCCTGTATTATCCGGCAGGAAATGGCACGCAAGAAATTGAAGAACGGGCAAGTCAACTTCAAAAGCATTTTTATGGGCAAAGTTTTATTAAAGAGAATGTTCAGGTTGTGATCCATTCACCGCCGGTTATCGGGGGGATTTTTTTAAACGATGACAAACTGGCACTCCCTATCACAATTAATTATTCAGCTTATGAGCTGTAAGGACACAAAATGACACAAGCACAAGGTGTAAAACGCAAAGTTATTGTGGCGAAAGAAACAACCTTTGGCACAAAGGCAGGGAAAAGCACGGGGAAAATTATTCCACGAACCGAAAGCACGCTTAATTCCGTTTTTGATTCCTTCTCAAGTGAAGAAATTCGAGAAAATATGCAACGCGCCCCTTCCATTGTCGGTTTTGAAAAAGTGGAGGGCGATTTAAAAGGCGAATTGGCAGCCGGTCAATGGTCGCAATTTTTAGCAGCAGCATTGCGGGGCGATTGGACAACGGCAAAAACACCGATTATCAAAAAAACAACCGCAGGCAGTGGTGAAAAGCAAGGAAAAATTTTAGTCATTCCGGAAAAAAATCATACAACGGAGAGCTTCACCATTGAGGATATTTTCTCGGATATTAACCTAAGCCGCATTTATACAGGCTGTCGGGTATCAAAAATCAGTATTGATATTCAACCCAATGGCATTGCTTCTATCACGGTGACTTTTTTAGGACAAAAGGGGGAAGAAAGCCAAACCGCCTACTTCACCAATTCGGCCGAAATTGCACAATCGCCTAAACTTGCCGGTGTAAATGGTCAACTATTACTTGGGGGACGACAAGCCGCACTGGTCACCGGTTGTAAAATGGATATTGATTTAAACGCCTCCAGTGAGCCGGTATTAGGCGCGAAATTTGCACCCGATGTCTTTATCGGCACAATTGCGATTAGTGGCTCATTTACAATGTACTTGCAGGATAGATCGATGATCGAAGCCGTGCGTAGCGGACAAAATCTCTCATTGGCATTACGAATGGATGCCGAAACAGGGGATAGTGCAGATTATATGACCTTTATTCTGCCGGGGATTAAAGCAACAAGCATCGATGTTGATGACGGCGCGAAAAACCTTATTCAAACCTTAAACTTTGATGCCTTTCCGGCAATTTACGATCCGGAAAGCACCATTGATGACGTGCTGAAAAAACCGACCACACTGATTATCCAAGACACCTTGGCATAACCGACATTATCACATAGGCGGCTTTCAAGTCGCTTTTTTATTTCTCATCTTTTAAAAGGATAACATTATGGATTTTTCTAAATTAGACATTCAATCAACCGCTCAACAAACCTATCGCTTTGAAGTATTACATCCGGTTACGGGTGAAAGCACCGGTGCATTTATTGATGTTTATGGCGCAGAAAGCGATCCGGTTCGCAAATACACGGCAAGTCAATTACGCCAACTCCAAAAACAAGAGTTTGAAAACAGCCGTACACGCAAACCAAAATACGTGGAACTCAGCGAACTTGAAGATCGTAAATTGGAAAATGCTTTAGTGCGCATTGCCGGTTGGGAAAATGTGAAATGGGGCAAAGACGAGTTAGCCTTTACACCTGAAAATGTCCGTAAATTGCTGACCGCCTGCCCTTGGGTAAGCGATCAAGTGATTGAACAGTCTGACGAATTGGGAAACTTCTTGAAAGCCTAGTCGATGATTTACTCGACTATGCGAAATCCGAATTTGAATTAGACAAAAAGCCGAAAGGCTCAGAAGCAACAAACCGCGAACATTTACAAGCTATTCAAGAAGCAACCAGCAAACAATTAAGCGAACTCAATCATCCATTGCCTGATGAGATGGTGAGGTATCTGCTTGATGATTTCTATGAAATTGCTTTATCTCGCCAATACGGCATGGCTTGTAATCCGATTTTATATGCAGAAATTGAATCTTGGTGTCGATTAACCCAACGGCATCTTGAGAAATGGGAGCTAGAAGTCATCAAGCGGTTAGATATGTTATGGTTGCAAATTAATGCGGATTAAGCCCGATCTGAAAAGGTCGGGTTTTATTTACCTGTAAATGCAATGAGCGGTTTTTTATGGAGACAAAATGAAAACCTTTAACTTTCCTCCTCAATGGAATATGAAGCGCAAAGCTAAACCTGAAACCAATATTCTTAAATTTGGTGATGGGTACGAACAACGTACTGCAAAAGGGCTCAATAATGATTTGCGCACTTATGATGTCTCTTTTAAAGGCATTAATAGTTACATCAATCAAATTGATTCATTTCTGACGGAACATAACGGTTATAAAGCATTTTTGTGGACACCGCCATATTCAGACAAACAAAGTAAATTCCGCTGTGAAGAATGGGATATGGATATTTCAGAGGGATTTTCCGTTTTAACTGCTACCTTCCAAGAGGTGGTTGCATAATTTAGGGAAAACAATATGACAGATTTCGCTACTCTCGCTATTAAATTAACCTCTGATGGGGCAGGAAAGGCTCGGGCAGATTTACGGAGCGTTCAAACACAGGCCGGGCAAACGGAAAAATCCGTAGAAAGCCTCAATAAAATGATGAGTAACCTGAAAAGGTTGTTGGCGGTGGGGCTAGGTATACAGGGAATTGGCTCATTGCTCCAAATGGCCGATACAATGAAATCCCTTAATGCACAGGTTCGTTTTGTTACCGGATCAATAGACGAATACAATGCTGTAAATAAACAGTTGTTTGCTATTGCTCAACAAACAAGGGCAAGTCTTGAAGCCACAACAACGCTTTATACGCGATCTGCGCGGGCATTAAAAGATTATGGTTACAGCCAACAACGTATTCTCACCTTTACCGAAACCCTCAATAAAGCTATGGCGGTGGGCGGTGTGGGCGCACAAGAGCAAGCCAGTGCTTTATTCCAACTTTCCCAAGCCTTGGGTTCCGGGCGATTACAGGGTGATGAATTTAGAACGATTGCAGAAAGTGCGCCAATTATCCTTGATGTGGTTGCTCAATATATGGGCAAAACCCGAGCAGAGGTTAAGGAATTAGCTTCAGAGGGGAAAATTACTTCTCGATTATTATTTGAAGCCATTACCGGCGCAAGTAAACGTATTTCAGCACAATTTGAAGAGATGCCGTTAACGTTCGGGCAGGCAATGCAACAAATGCAAAACGCCACTTTAAAATTTGTGGATGATTTTAGCAATAGCACCGGCGTTTTTACTACCCTTGCCGAAACGATTTCTTTTCTCGCCCAAAATTTTGATTATTTGGCTTTAGCGATTGGTGCGGTCGCCTTGGGGAATTTAGCGAAATACACTCAGGGAATGCTTGTTTCGGCAGTTGCGACACAAAAACAGGCAATGGCAAATTTGAGGGTGGCTCAAACGGCTCAAACCAAAGCAACGGCAGAATTAGCGGTTGCCCGTGCTGAAATGCAAGCATTATCAGCAACATTAAAATTAGCACAATCAGAGCAAACAAGAAGCGTTATTCGCAACCAAATGGCAGCACAATCGCAAAGAATTATCGCTTTAACCAATGCTGAAACCGTAGCAACGCAGAAATTAGCGGCCTCAAAACAAGCCGCTTCTATTGGTAGTCGTGTATTAGGTGGTGCAATGGGATTATTAGGCGGACCTGCCGGTGTGATTACTATTGCCGCCGGTGCATTATTTTATTTTGTACAAAAAGCCCAAGAAGCCCGTGCCAATGCCCTTGATTTAGAGGCCGCAAATAACCGTCTTGCCGTTTCATATGATGATTTAACGGCTGCTGCGATTGGAAATAAAATTACCGAGCACACCGAACAAATAAAAAAACAACGGGATCAAGTACGCTTATTAGAACAAGAAGCAAAAAATGCCCAAGGAAGATTTGATCACAATAGTTGGCTTGCTCCAACGCTAGAAGGGCTACAAAAGATCAAGGATGAGGCAAAAGTAGCAAGGGAAATCTTAGATCGTGATATCGCCCACCAAACAGTACAGTTTGAAGCATTATCTAGAGCAATGATTAAACAAGGGGCAAGTTATGGCGAAATTGAACAACGGCTTAAAAACTATGGCGCAACTGCGGATGTATTAAATACGGTACTAAAAAATACAACCGGATATTTCAATGACAACGAATTAGCCTTGCAGGGGTTGCAGGCTAAGTATGATGCCTTAGGAATGAAAGTTAATGCGACGGATATTGATTTTAAAAAACTCAATATGTCCGCCACTGAACTCAATAACCTTCTACCCTCATCCTCACAGTTGGTGAGTAATTTAAGCGGTGTATTTTCATCACTTACAAGCAGTATCGGTAATGCTATCGGTAACGTGGCATTATTCAAAGCGGCAATGTCCGGATTGCCCGGTGATACCCCGGTAATCGGCGAGAAAGTGCAGAACTTGATCAAGCAAAATGATCTGAGTAAGAAAATTTTACAAACCAAAGACCCAAAGAAAAAGGCTGCATATCAAGCAGATCTTGCCTTACTCCACCAAAAGGATTTAACGGAGGGCGAAAAAAAGGCATTATGGGAAAGTGAGAGAGATAAAAATCTTCTCCAAAATATGCAGGGCGGCGGTAAGCATAAAGGTTCCGGCAGCAAAACCGATCGCTTTGGCGATATGTATAACGACTACACTTCGCAAATCGCCCAATTAAAAGCAGAATCCGCCAGTATTGCACAATACGGTGGTGTAAGTATTTATAAAGAATACGATCAGTTAATGGAAAAACTCAAAACTGACCGTGAAACCTTTAAAAATATGACTACTACTCAAATTGAACAGCTTAAAAAACTGGCGCAAGAATCGGATAAAGCCAATATGGCAAAACAAGTTTCTCAGTATGGGTTTAATAAAAAAGACGAATTTGAACAAATGCAATTTGAAGCGAACTTATTAAACAAAACATCTGAAGAACAAGAGCGGCTTAATTATTACAGAAAAATCGATCAGGAAATTAAGCAGCTTTCTATCGAAATGAGTGACGAATACGTTCAAAAATTACTTGCCGAAGGTGAAGCAGCTAAGAAAAATTTTGATGAAATTCAAAGGCTCAAGAAAGAGAAACAAAGCGATCCGATCGCAGGCTTACGTGACGGTTTTGATAAATTTGGTAAAGATGCTGAAAATATCATGGGAAATGTCTCCAACATCACATTAAATGCGTTTAATGGAATGTCAGATGCTTTAACCGATCTTGTAATGACAGGGAAAGCAGATTTTGGCTCGTTAGCAAAATCTATCATCAAAGATATTATCCAAATGACGATTAAAATGATGATCTTTAATACGGTTTCATCTATGTTTGGTGCAGGGAAAAGTGGTGGGGGAGAGGTAACTTCACCGGATATGCGTTATATCGGTGGACTGGTTGGTTTTGATGAAGGTGGTTTTACCGGCTTAGGCGGCAAATACCAACCGGCTGGCATTGTACATCGTGGTGAATATGTCATCACCAAAGAAGCAACAAGCCGATTGGGTATTGAATACCTTGATTACCTCAATTATCAATCCCGTTCAAAACCTCGTGGCTTTGCTAATGGTGGCGGTGTTGGCGTGCCAACGGTACATCAAACTAATGGACAGACTAATATCAAAGTGAATGTGATTAATAACGGTGAAGCGGCAAATGCCAAAGTAGAAAGCAAACAGACTGATAACGGTTTAGAAATTACCGTTGAACTGCTCAAAACAATGACGGATATTGCCGAAAGAGCAGCCAATAACGCCATCACCACAAATTTTAGACCGGGTGGTGCCTTTGCTTAATATGCAAAATTGACCTTTAATTTGACCGCACTTTTGTGTTTTAAGTCAAAAAAAACAAACCCCGATAGGCGGCAACCTGTCGGGGTTTCTTATTTCCAACTTTCCATACAAAGAGGAAACAAACTGAATGAATTTTAATATAGAGGTGGCGAAAATGCTAGAAGTTATTTCAAAAGACCCGATTGCCCGCCGTTTTGCTTATGTTGTTGTGACGTTAAGTTTTATTTTCGGAATGGTTTGGGTGTTGCCTAATTTAATTAATGCAATTCGTTGGTGGTAAATTATGCCAAATCTTATTTCCAACCAATTCAAACTCGACCTTGCCAAACTTGAGCAAAATGCGTTAATTGAATTATTTGAAGTCGATCTCCGTGGCTTGAAAGATGCAGACGGTATAAACGGCGAACTGTATCGCTTTTATGCCGGCAAAAATGAATTATCCCAACCGATCGTCTGGCAAGGGAAAACCTACGATCCATTTGGTGTAAAAACGGAAGGATTTGAAATGTCGGTGCAGGGTCCAAGCAACCGTCCAACACTCACCCTTGCCAATATTAATGGATTTTTGACCGCACTTTGTAATCGGTTCGATCAATGTTTGGGGGCTATTGTACGCCGACGTTTAGTCTATATGCATTATCTTGATGCAGTCAATTTTACAAACGGCAACAAACAAGCCGACCCAACACAAGAGGCATTAAGCTACTTTGTGATTGAACAGCTCTCATCACTTAAACGTGATATTGCGCAATTTACTTTAGCATTGCCCAGTGAAACAGATAATGCCCTCATCGGAGCAAGAATGATCACCACGACCTGTTGCTGGGTGTATCGTGGTGTCGAATGTGGTTATTCAGGGCCTGCGGTGGCAGATGAAAAAGATCAGCCCACGATTGATCAGAAAAGAGATAAATGTAGTGGCTTGCTAACCGGCTGCAAACTTCGCAATAACACACATAATTACGGTGGGTTTGTGTCGGTGAATAAATTAGGGTAGAGACGATGGATGAAAAATTAAAAAGTGAAATTATCGCTTACGCAAAATCACAAGAACCGCACGAATGTTGCGGTTTTGTTGTTTTAAAACGAGGTGAAAATCAACCGCACTTTTTCCCTTGTGAAAATATGGCGGAAGACAAAGAGAACCACTTTGAAATTTCATCGGATGATTATCTCAAGGCGGAATCAATGGGGGAAATATTGGCATTGGTACATTCTCACCCAAACGGCAAGCCTGAACTATCGCAAGCCGATTTACAAACGCAGCTTTATAGCCAACTGGATTTTTGGCTTGTGTGTGACGGTCAAATTCACCTTTTCCCAAAAATCCCATTATTAATCGGGCGTGAATTTGAACACGGCAAAATGGATTGTTACACGCTCTATCGTGATTTTTATCGCCTTGCGGGTTATGAAATGACTGAGTATGAACGTGATGATTACTGGTGGGAAGATGGCTTTAATCTTTACCTCGACAATATTGAAAAGGAAGGATTTGAGCGGGTTAAAGACCAACAAGAATTACAAATCGGTGATGTCATTTTAATTCAGGTGGGCGCAGATGTCCCGAATCATGCCGCCATTTATATTGGTGAACAAATGGTCTTACATCACGCCCCAAAACGCTTATCAAAACGTGATCTTTATGATGGTTATTGGTTTAAACATACGCACAGTATGTGGCGACATAAACTCGCGGATAAACTCAATTTTGAAGCGGTTTTAATGAGTTTGTTTTAGCTAAGCCATTTTCTTTAAAGTACTTTAAAAGAAATTCCGGGACTAAATTGTGAAAATACTTCTCACAACGTGATGGTGTGGAACTCCTTCCTCTCTTCACACAAAATCAACGTTGCAATAATAAAGCAACGTAATCGGAAAAAACAAAACCCGATTGCGACCAACAATCGGGTTTTTCTTTACCCCTTATTCCTAGTTAAGCAACATAAGGAGCAATTTTGATTAAGTATACACCAAAACATCAAATAAAGGTAGGTGGAAAAATGAGTACAGAAGGTGCGAATACTGTTGGCAAAATGTTAGCTATTGCAGCGATTATTGCAGCTCTTGGATTTGCCATTGGTGCAGCTTGCTTTGGAATTAGTTTTATTCTCTGAATAGAATATGTGATCTAAATCACAGCCCAAAATATCTAGATCTTGTAGAATGTAGCACTTTTACTTTATGGAGATCAAAATGAAAAAATTACTTATTATTGGCGTTGCGACTGCGTTTTTGTCTGGTTGTACTGGTACTTCTCCAGTAGTTATGCAGCAAGCAAAACAAGTTCCTCCAGATAGAATTTTAGCTCAAGGCGAATATAACCCTAACTATGCAAAGGTGACCATTGTTCGTGATGCCGGTTTTCAGGGGGGCGGCTGTTATCTAGGGGTTATGTACCGACAAACATTATTAGCTCGATTTGATCCTGAAGAAAAGGCTGATTTTTATATTCCGGAAGGTGAACATAATTTTGCAGTAATTGGAGATCCGTACGGTAGAGGTTTATGCGGAGGGCAGTTTAATCCGGCAGTAGAGAAACAAGTTATTAAAAAAGACAAAGAGAATATTTTCAGAATTAGCTTAGGTCCTTGGCGCAGACCAAGATTATTACCAATGTAATATTACACAACCTCCTTGACATCCTAGGGGTGATATTGTGTGACATCTGGTGATAATAAAAGTTATCAATAGGAAAAGGGTTATAAAAAATGAAAAAAATATTAGCTTTGTCACTATTTGGGGTCTTACTTAGTGGTTGTGGTATTTCTCCACAAGAAATGAGAGGCTTACCTAAACAAACATATAATTCAGATAAATCAAGGGATGAATTAAAATCTTGTTTATTAGATAAACTTGATGAGTTTAGACCAGATAGAATGTCCGTAAATGATTTTTCTGATAAAACAGAAATATTTATAGGGGGTATCCAAGCTGGGAAATTAAGAAACTATTATTTATTTTTAGTTCAACATCAACAGGTTTTATTATCTAAATATGATGGATACTATGCTCCTCTGTCAATAAATGAAGCTATAGGCTATATACAGAGCTGTTCAAAATAAGCATTTTATAAAGCCCTATTGACAACCAATAGGGTTTTCTTTTATATTCCAACTCAAGGTGTCGAAACCTTAACGGCGGAAATCCGCACCCGAAAGCATAGCGGTTTTTTTATGCGTAAAATTCGTGATCTCTTTTCTCTCTTCCAACGAATTTTGATTGTGCATACCTAAAATTCAATCTATGCCGAGAGGGTGAGGAATACAATACCCGAAAGGGGAATAACTCCAGCCTACCGTTAGGCTTTCGAACCTCTTGGCTCCCTATTTATTTAGGGAAATCTTAATTTCGAAAATTAACGGAGTGTCGTTATGACAAACTTATCTATTTTAAATCAATCAATTCGTACTTTAGACAATCTCTATTCCTTAAATGATCTTCACTTGGCAAGCGGAAATGATCCAAAGCATCGTCCAAGTTTATTTGCTCGTAATGAACAAACCAAAGAATTAGCAAAAGAGATTGAAAATGAGCGAAGCACAAAAACGATCTTCGCTATTAAAACTATTCGTGGTGGCAAAGATATTTCTATTCAAGGAACTTGGGCTTGCGAAGAACTTGTCTTAAGCTACGCAATGTGGATTAGCCCGAAATTTCATTTAGTTGTGTTACGGGCATTTTTAGCAATGCACCGGAATGAACCGAAACAGCTTGCTTTGCCTGAACCGGACTATCATTTTGACAATATTACCCAAAGCGAAGAGGCATTAGCCCTTTTTATTAAGATGTATAGTTTCTGCTTCCAAGCTCACGAAATGCAAGAAAAACTACGGAAGACAAACATTCCCGGTCAAATGGAGAATGAAATTGGCGGGCAGTATCTCCACAATTTCAAATATCCACTTGAACAGACGATGACGAAAGCCAAACAGTTTATTCAATCTAACACGGAACGATTGGCGTTAGTCAAAGCCTTTTACCAGTTATTAAATTAAAAACTTAATCAAAACCGACCGCACTTTTATGTGCGGTTTTTTTATGGAGATTTAAACAATGGTCAAAGTTAGATTTTACGGTGCCCTTAAACAGTTTGGCACTGAGTTTAATTTAGAGGTAAACAACACGGCAGAAATTATCCGTGCTTTAACCGGTCAGATTCCGAATTTACGCCAATTTTTACAACAAGGCTTATTTAAAGTGCGTATTGGCAAAGACTATCTTGATCGCCGCTATTTAGAAAAGGGAATGTTCTATCAGTTAAAAGAGGGAATGTCAGTTTGTTTTACACCGGTACTGAAAGGAGCAAAAAGAGCGGGGATATTCAATATTGTAGTCGGTGCGGTATTAATTGCCGCCTCTTGGTATGCAGGTGGTGCGGCAGGTTGGGCATATTTAGGTGCAAGTGGTTACGGTATGGCGACAATGGCATTTATGGCTGGGGCGTCAATGATCCTAAGTGGAGTGAGCCAAATGCTTACTAAAATGCCATCAATGGATATTGGAAAGTCAGAATCGGAGAAGAAAAATTCAACATCATTTTCAAGCTTATCTAATATGGCAGCACAAGGAAAACCTATGCCACTCGCTTATGGACGTATTAGAACAGGTTCATTGATTATTTCACAAGGTATTGAAACGATGGATGTTGATGTGGCAACACCGGAACAAAATAGCGGCAGACGCAGATTTAGAAGATAGGCGGAAAAACTTAACTCAATATAAAACAAACCCCGAAAGCGGCAAACTTTCGGGGTTTTTCATATCCACTTACTTACCCTAAGAGGACATAAACTTTGGATAATTTTACAACAATCATTCCTTTTATCAAGGAGTTTATAATGGAATATGGTTTCTTACAAACAATTCTCGGTATTGCTTTTCTTATTTTTATTTTGCGTTTGCCGAATATTCTTGCTGTGATTAAAGATTGGAAAAAGTAGGAGTTAATTATGGGAAAAGGCGGCGGTGGCGGACATACACCGGTTGAAGCAAAAGAAAGCGGTCGCAGTAAACAGCTTGTCAAAATCGTTGAAATTATTTCAGAAGGGGAAATTGAAGGCTTAGCAGACGGGATGAAATCCGTCTATCTTGATAATACACCGATTCAAAATCAGGATGATTCTTACAATTTTAGCAATGTTCAACTTGAAGGGCGGGTCGGTTCACAGGTTCAGGATATTATCGCCGGTTTCAATACGTCAGAAAAAGAAATCTCGGTGGGGACACAAGTGCGGAAAACCACACCGATTACCCGCACGATAACCGATAGCAAAGTCTCCCGTTTGCGTTTAACCCTTGGTGTTCAATCACTGTTTCACCAAAACGATCAGGGTGATACAAACGGCGCAAGTGTAAGCTTAACGGTGTATATCGGCAATCAGCACTATCCAATAACGATTAGTGGCAAATACAGTTCACAGTATTTACAGCAACATACCTTTTCCGGTTTGCCTGCGGTGCCGTTTACGATTCGTGTTGAACGAAACTCAGAGGATAGTAAGTCACAACGATTGCAAAATAACACGGTATGGGCGAGTTACACGGAAATTATCGATACGGAATTTACTTATCCGAACACGGCGTTAATCGGGGTGAAATTTGATTCGGAATATTTCTCGAATATCCCGAATCGCACTTATGATGTCAAAGGGATTAAGGTCAAAGTACCGTCAAATTACGATCCGAAAACCCGACAATATCGCGGTATGTGGGACGGCACGTTTAAACTGGCGTGGTCGGATAATCCGGCTTGGGTGTTGTACGATGTAGTCACAAACAAGCGTTATGGTTTAGGCGGCCGTTTGGGGGAGTTTGGTGCGGATAAATGGGCGTTGTATCAAGTAGCGCAATATTGCGATCAGTTGGTTCCCGATGGTTTTGGCGGTAAAGAGCCTCGTTTTACCTGTAACGCGTGGCTGACCGACCAACGGGCGGCTTATGATGTGATCAATGATATTTGTTCGATTTTCCGTGCAATGCCGGTATGGAATGGGCGAGAACTGACGGTCGTAATGGATCGTCCGTCTGATCCGGTGTGGACTTACACCAATGCGAATGTTGAAAACGGTGAGTTTACTTACACCTTTTCAGCCAAAAAAGCCCGTCATAATGCGATCCAAGTGGAATATGCGGATAAAGACAATGCTTATGAAAAAACCATTGAATATGTTTCCGATGATGAGGCAATCCGAAAAAATGGTTTAAACGTGAAAAAAATTACCGCATTTGGTTGTACGTCCCGTGGCCAAGCACACCGTACCGGCTTATGGTTATTACAGACTGAAAAACTGGAAACCAAAACTGTGACGTTTACGGTAGGGGCGGAAGGCTTAATGCACGTGCCGGGCGATATTATCAAGGTGGCAGATATTGATTATGCCGGTACCAATATCGGTGGACGAGTGTTAAGCATTGACGGCAGGAACGTGACGTTAGATCGTGAAATCGATATCACGGCAAATAGTTACTTTACCTACATCAATGCACAGGCAAAACATCAAGATATTAAAATTTTGTCAGCAAATGGGGCGGAAATCACCCTCGATACTGAACCGACAGGCTTGACGGAATATGGGGTTTGGTCGCTCACCACGCAACGAATCAATACGCAATTATTCCGTGCCTTAAGTGTGAAAGAGCAAGACAAAGGCAAATATACCATTGTTGCTTTACAACACGAGCCACAGAAAGAAGCCATCGTTGATAACGGGGCGGTTTTTGAACCGAAAGCGACCAGTATCCTTGTCGTGCCGAAAGTCAATGATATTCAAATCCTCACCAATCCGGACGGTAGCATTAACATTAATGCGGATGTCAGCGGCGGCAATGGCTTGGTGAAATACGATATTTTAATCTACAAAGGGACGGCGCTATTTGATGTACGTTTGGGATTAACCTCACCGGAACTGGATTTAAGCAATCTTGAAAACGGCGAATATACCGTGGTCATTCGTGCGAAAAATGAGAAAGGGCAATTGCTTAACGAACGCACACAAGGCTTTGTCATCAACCGCCCTCCCGCCCCAACCGGCGTACGGGTGACGGGTGGCTTAGGCAATATCACCCTTGAATGGGATTGGATTGATGAGTTTACCGCCACAGAGATTTTTGCCGCCGAAACGGATGATATGTCAAAAGCGGTCAGAATCGCCAAAGTTACCGCCCGAATGTACTCCCACGAAGTCGGGGCAAAACAAGTGCGGTATTATTGGCTACGTCATACCCGTGGAATAAATGTCGGACCGTTCTATCAACAATCAGGCTTAAGGGCGGAAAGTGCGGTCGATATTGACGAAGAATTGAACCTGCTCAATGAAAAGCTCTCAAAAAATATCATTGATGAAGTCTTTGACACCGCCGCGCCGGCACGCAATCTTGAGCTGATTAAGACGGTAATGGGACTAGATGTGAACACGTTTACCGGCTATAAACAGGTTCATAACACGGCGGATGGAAAGCTTTATGTTTGGGACGGTAACAAATATAAAGTGAATGATGTTGATATTAGCCAAATTCCGGTGGAAAACATTGTCGGTAAAATGACGAGCGATCAAATCGAAAGTTTGAATGTCGCTAAACTTATCGGCAAATTGAATAGCGGGCAAATTCAAAATATCAACGCAAACCAAATTAGTGGAAGTATTTCAGCGAATCAACTTGCCGCGATTCCTACCACTAAACTGAGCGGTACGGTGAGTGCGGCACAGATTGCCGCCAATGCGATTGCAACCAATCATTTAGCGGCAGGGGCGGTTACCACGGCAAAACTTGCAACCGGCTCGGTTGTCGCTGAAAAAGTCGCTGCTAATGCGATCACTACCGATAAAATCGCAGCAAATGCCATTAATGCTGCCAAAATCCAAGCTCAAGCCATTGGTGCAGCCCACTTAGCTGCAAAAGCCGTCACCGCCGACAAAATGGCGGCGAACTCTGTCAGCACGGCGGCATTACAAGCCGGTGCGGTTCACACTGACCATCTAGCCGCAGGTCAAGTATCGGCGGATAAATTGGCGATTGGGTTGGGTGGCAATCTCTTGTATAACCCGATTTTTGCGAATAATGGTAATGGTTGGACGATGTATGTTGATTCCGCCAATATGGATAATGCGGATTGGGCTTTTAATAATCTAATCGGTGCATATCAAGGCGGAGCGTATCTACCTACCGAACTTAAATTTAGGTGGCAAAGAAACCGCAAAAATACAAACACAGGTAATGTTAGATTAGGTGGACTTTATCAAGATTTAAGATTGGTAAAAGACAAATACTATTGTTTCTCTGCCTATATTGGTGCGCATAGAGCTTTTATTGATTTGAACATTGAACAAGGTTCAGTACAAATTATTAAAAAATCGTGGAGTGGACGAGGTAAAAATGGCGGTTACGGTAACAACAATACTGAAACTGGTATTGAAGAAAACAGGCGTATCTATGTGATATTCAAAGCGACAGGTGATAATGCTACCTATCGTATGATTATCAATATGTGGGCGGAGGGTGCGCAAAATAGCCCGGCTTTAATGATTCGCAGACCGATGCTTGAAGAGTGCTTACCGACCACCAAAGAACCGAATGTATGGCAAAATTCCGGTGTAACATCTATCCACGGTGGCTCGATTGTGACAAACACCATCACCGCTCAACAAATCGCAGCAAACACGATTACATCTAATCAGATTGCAGCCGGTACTATCGCCGCTCGAAATATGGCAGCAGGCAGTATCAATGCCTCGCATATTGTGTCGAGATCGTTAAGTGCGGATAAATTAAATATCTCGAATTTGGCGGCGATTAGTGCGAATTTGGGACGAGTGACTGCAGGAACAATCACAGGGACGAGCATTGAAGGGAATGACATTCGTGGGGGAATGGTATCGGGTACAACAATTAATGGTTCAACAATTAATGGAGGATTGATAAAAGGGGCAAGGATTGAGGGGATAACAGGTGAATTCACTGGTTCGCTAAGAATAAGTCAATTAGTGGGTGGTAATATCTATGAAACATTGTTAGTTGATAAATGGAAGGCTCTTAATAGAAGAGTACGTTTTAATACTAAAAATAGTACAGGGACGATAGATCGTGAGTATTACTATGCATATGAAGCAAAAATCAATATTTTGCCTTCTGGTGCAAAACGATGGGTACAAGTTCCGTTTAATATTACTACATCGGACTACAGCCACATGGGAGAAAATGAGAATTTAACTTTGTACAAAAGAGGAAATTTATCTCATCTTGCAAATGGAAGTTTCTCGAAAGTGACCAATACGACATTCATTCTAAATGAAAATCAGCAATTAAATATAAAGTTATTGGCATGGGCTAAGAACGAACAAAGTCTAGACAAGCCGTTGATTACAACAATCCTCTATTCTACTTCAAAATTTTTAATTAAAGTGTAAAACCAGACCGCACCAAAGTGCGGTTAAATTTTTAAATCCAACCCTGATAGTGAAAACTGTTGGGGTTTTCTTTTACTAAAAACAAGGAGTTTTTATTATGACAACATTCAACAAAATCTTAAACCCAATGTACTCAGCGATTGCAAGTTACAGTACGCAAGAAGACGGTTCAATCAATGCGAAATACGTTATCGGTACCGGCACAGATAATGACGGCGTAGTCACGGATTTCACTCCGATTATCAGTGAATATAAATGGATTGATGCCGAAGCGGCAAAAACCATTAATGACGCCCCTTTTACTAAAGAGGATATCGGCAAAACGCCAACACAAATTATGCTTGCACGAATCTACAATCATTTGAAAGAAACGCAGCAAATTTACGTTTAATCACAGCCCTCAAGCGAGGGCTTTTTTATTGGAGCGAAAATGGAACAAATCGACTTAGAGATGGTTCGGGGCGACGATGAAGGTTTTACATTTGAGATTGTAGAAGATGACGAGCAAGAAAGTGCGGTCAATTTTGATGGTTGTCGGCTTGATTTGCACATTAAACCGAAACGTGGAGACATTATCAAACTATCATCTGAAACAGACGAAATCGTAGTAGAAAACAATCTGATTCATATCACGGTTTCACACGATAAAACGCAAAACGTGAAGTGGGAATCTGCCAAATGGGATTTGCAATGTATCGACCAATATCACAAAGTGCGCACGATTGCCGGTGGAGAATTGACATTAATCCAAGATGTTACGGTGGTGAACGATGATTAATGTTCTTTCAAAGAAAAAACCGTACAAAGTGCGGTTAATTAAAACCCAATATATCGTCTTAAACCACAAGGAATATGACGAATCTCTCAACAGAATTTATCAACAAACAAAACAGGAGCTCAAAAATGGCGAGAGTCAATAAAAATCAACCGGTAGATTCAATGTTTGCTTATAACGTGGCAAAAGACATTGCGAATCTTGAAAATGAGGTTGAAAAGCTAAAAAAAGATAAAGAGGAACAACCTGAAGTACCAAAATCTAATGGTATCGAATTTGGTAAAAGTTATCATATAAAAGACGAAAATTTTTTATTCCGAGAAGTTTTAAATTCTAATGCGATAATGATTCAAACAGGCTATTTTGCAAATGAGTTATGGCACGGTGACCGACCTGATGACGGCATTTGGTATAATCCAATTAACAATGAACGTTACATTAGAAAAAATGGTGTAGATGAAAAATTAGTTTTGCCTGATTTTGATTTATCTACATTGCAAAATTATATAACTAGTAATAATGCTTATAGTTACTATGGTTTTACACCTATTTATGATGGTGAAAAAGGTACAGGGCAATTAGTTATAAATTTAGATTTTGAAATTCCAAGTAATTTTAATTTTAAAAGTATTCCAGAATTAAAAATTAAGTTGAAAGGTTACGATGAATTAAAAACTGCAACTAAAGACCTCCTTGGCAGTAAAATTGCAGTAAGTGTTGGCGCACAGTTTGAAGTAAATCTTTCAGATGGAACTGAAAATTTTGAATTTGAAATTTTAGATGATAAATCTAATGTAGTATATACAGGTTCACATACTGTTGAATTTGCAGATGTCGATAGTGCTATTAAAAATGCTAAATTTGAATTTAGCGAACCGAAAAAAACTACGAATAATTTTATTATTCCTGCTCCAACCATAAAAACTAACGACGATAATATAAAACCATCATTTATTATGCGAAAAGTTGAATATCGTCTAAATGGTAAAGTTCAAAGAGGCATTGTTCAAGAACCTCAAGGTACAATCGAACCTTACATTTTTAGCGCTGATACAGCGGAAGAATTACAAGGTTCAGTTGAGGTGTGGTACAAGGGAGAACAAATTCAGTAGGAGTTGATAAAAGCGCGGTAGTTTTACCGTGCTTTTTCTTTGAAAATTTAACCTTGTCACTTTGGCTAAAAATAGCAAATTAACCTGAAAAAACGTTCCGAAATGAAATTTAATAATATTGATAATAAAAGCGTTTTTTATGATAAAATAATAGTTATTTCGGAACAAAAAAGATTAAAAAGCATTGTAAATGCTGAATTTTATAGATAAGGAAAAATTATGCCAATTATTACTTTACCTGACGGTTCCCAACGTCAATTTGATCGCCCTGTTTCGGTGCTTGAAGTGGCTCAAGATATCGGTGCAGGCCTTGCTAAAGCGACTATTGCCGGCCGTGTAAACGGTGAACGCCGTGATGCCTGTGATATTATCGAGCAAGATGCAAAGTTAGAAATTATTACAGCTAAAGATGAAGACGGTTTAGAAATTATCCGTCATTCTTGTGCTCATTTATTAGGCCATGCTATCAAACAATTATTTCCTGATGTAAAAATGGCAATCGGTCCAACTATCGAAAATGGTTTCTATTATGACGTGGATTTAGATCGTTCTTTAACTCAAGAAGATTTAGAGGCGATTGAAAAACGGATGCTTGAATTAGCGAAAACCAATTACGATGTTGTAAAAAAACGTGTAACTTGGCAAGAAGCACGAGATACTTTCGAGCAACGTGGCGAGCCGTACAAAATGGCAATTTTAGATGAAAATATTGAGCGTACGGCAACACCGGCGTTGTATCATCACCAAGAATATATTGATATGTGTCGTGGGCCTCACGTACCCAATATGCGTTTCTGCCATCATTTCAAATTACAAAAAGTAGCAGGGGCTTACTGGCGTGGCGACAGCAAGAATAAAATGTTACAACGTATCTACGGTACGGCTTGGGCAGATAAAAAACAATTAGCCGACTATTTACAACGTTTGGAAGAAGCCGCAAAACGCGATCACCGTAAAATCGGTAAAGCTTTAGATTTATATCATATGCAAGAGGAAGCACCGGGAATGGTGTTTTGGCATAATGACGGTTGGACGATTTTCCGCGAGCTTGAAACTTTCGTTCGGACTAAATTAAAAGAGTACAATTATCAAGAAGTCAAAGGCCCGTTTATGATGGATCGTGTGTTGTGGGAAAAAACAGGACACTGGCAAAACTATGGCGATTTAATGTTCACCACGCAATCGGAAAATCGTGAATATGCCATTAAGCCGATGAACTGTCCGGGGCACGTGCAAATCTTTAATCAAGGTTTAAAATCTTATCGTGATTTACCAATCCGTATGGCGGAATTTGGTTCTTGCCACCGTAATGAACCGTCCGGTTCTTTACATGGTTTAATGCGTGTGCGTGGCTTTACCCAAGATGACGCTCATATCTTCTGTACGGAAGATCAAATCGAAAGTGAAGTTACCAGCTGTATTAAAATGGTTTACGACATTTATAGTACCTTCGGTTTTACCGATATTTATGTGAAACTTTCAACCCGTCCTGAAAACCGTATTGGGTCGGATGAAATGTGGGATCGAGCAGAAGCAGGTCTTGCGGCAGCCTTGGCACATAATAATCTTGAATATGAAGTTCAAGAGGGTGAAGGGGCGTTCTATGGGCCGAAGATTGAGTTTGCATTGCGTGATAGTTTAGGCCGTGAATGGCAGTGCGGTACGGTGCAGTTAGACTTTGCCCTACCGGGTCGCCTAGAAGCGACTTATGTTGCAGAAGATAACGGGCGTAAAACCCCTGTGATGATTCACCGTGCGATTTTAGGTTCTATTGAACGTTTTATCGGTATCATTACTGAAGAATATGCCGGCTTTTTCCCTGCCTGGTTAGCGCCGACTCAAGCCGTAGTGATGAATATTACCGATAGCCAAGCCGACTATGTAAAACAGGTGGCAAAACAGTTATCCAATGCCGGTTTACGCATAAAAACGGATTTACGAAATGAAAAAGTAGGCTTTAAAATCCGTGAACACACCTTACGTCGTGTACCTTATATGCTGGTTTGTGGCGATAAAGAAATCGCAGAAGGTAAAATTGCGGTGCGTACCCGTAAAGGCGTGGATCTTGGTACGTTTACCATAGAAGAATTTGCGGAAATCTTGAAAAAACAAGTCAGAAATCGTGAATTAAAGTTATTGAATGAAGAATAAAAAACATTCAAAACTGACCGCACTTTGCGGTGGTAAATAATGAAAGGCTAGGATTTTCCTAGCTTTTTTATTATTTTTAGAAAAGTGAGGGTTTCTTAAGAATTACTTAAGATTTGTATTGTTTAATACACATGAACAAAGCAAAGATGCTTTGGAAAACAAACAAATTGATTTTTATTTAGAGGAAAAACTTATGAAAAAATTAACTTTCGCAGCAATTTTAGCTATCGCAACTTCAACGGCATTCGCAGGTTTTAATGACAACGGGAATGCAAAAAGCGGATTCCAACAACCGGCAGCTGCGGCAATCACAGTAAAACAAGCCTTATCGGCAAAAGATAATTCAATGATTACCTTAGTGGGTAACATCACGAAACAAATCGACAATGATGAATATCTTTTCACAGATGGTACGGAACAAATTAAGATCGAGATCGACGATCGTGTATGGAAAGGTTTAAACGTGGGGCCACAGGATAAAATCCGTATCAGCGGTAAACTTGATAATGAAGCTTTTGAAAAAGCAGATTTAGAAGTGTATAGCGTAGAAAAAGTAAACTAA